GGGTCAACTACAGTGAGTATTGGTATCGACTGCTCCAAATATTGCTGGGCGGGTGGGTTTGTTACATCAAGTGATGAAAGAATTAAAAAAAATATAAGGGATTTATCCGATAATGAATCGCTCATTAAATTACGAGATATAAGTTGTGTTCATTATGAATATAAAGATGAAATCTCCAGAGGGAAGAGACCAACCATTGGATTTATAGCACAACAAGTGGCAACTGTTTATCCTGAAGCGGTATCAAAATATCAGAGGGTTATTCCAAACGAATTTAGAAATTTGACAGATATATCTTGGGATGAAGTAACAACCACAGATAACACAGGAAATACAGAGACAATATATTATTTAACAAGCGAATCAATGGGCGACGTAAGTGGATGTAAATATAGATTTGAGTGTGGCGATATATCGGCAAATATTGAAGAAATAGAAATAGAGTTAAAAGGTGATGAGTATAATAGGTTTGAGTTTAAGTACAAATATCCAGAAATATTTTTATATGGTAAAGAAGTGGATGATTTCCATACTTTAGAAAAGCAAAAGCTATTTGCGCTGGCTTTTTCAGCAACACAAGAAATCGACAAGATACAGCAAGTGGAGAAAACCAAGCTTGAAGCAGCGGAAACAAAGCTCGCAGCAGCCGAAACCGAAATCAACTCTTTAAAAAATAGCAATGCCGTTTTATTAAATAAAATAGCCACCCTTGAATCTCAATATTACAATTTACAACAACAAGTTCAAACTTTAATCAATAACCAATAATTTTAATAATTAAAAAAATATTAAAATTATAAGACAACCTCATTTTTACCCAATAATTCTCTCGTAATAAATTTATTTTTTCTTCTTTTTAATCGACGCAACATTTTCCGGTCCTTTTTTTTAGTTAATTCCGGAAGTCTCATTAACCATGGGTCATAATTTCTTATCAACAATCCCTTGCAATTTCTCTTTCCATATTCAATATTAATGCCAATACCATTGTCGATTTGTGGATTTTCATATATCTTAATTTCCAACTCTATTTTACCATAATTTTCACTTTTCCAAGAAACCAAGTAACTTGTATGCAAACCACCTTTTAAACCATCTTTTTCTTCATAATTATTTAATTTTTTTAAAGTAAAATAATTTTCTTCATCCATTTTCATTTCACCTTTATCTAAATCGCAAAAAAAAGTATGACCGTCGCAATAAACCCAATGTTGCCGCATAAAAAAACCACCCGTTACAAAACCCATTTTTTTTGCTGACAATCCTGTTTTCCTGTAAAACCATTCTTCCATTTTATCTCTTTTATCATCCGATAAACGACCAACATATGTATTTATATATATGTCCATACCTTCTAATAACCTATAATTATTATCACAATCTGGCAACTTTGTTCTTTCGCCATATAACGGATATACATATGGGTCACCAAAAGCATATGGATTGGCACCAACCGATTCACCCTCACCGAGACCACCAAAAAATAAATCTAATTCATTAACGACACATATATCGCCATCTTCAAAATATTTTTTACTTTCATAACTATTTGAATTAAAATCTGAAATATGCAAAATATCATTACCCGAATGTTTTGTCAAAGTATATCTACCAATACCATTTACAGTTGCAAACCTTGTTATTAATATAGATAAATTGAAATCTTTTATAATAATTTTAACATATTCCCCATCTTCGATAGGTAAATAAAACCCATATTGATAATCAAAAGTTTTATCATTTTTTAAATCAACAGTTGAATTACTATTTAATACTTTAACAAATGGTTTTTTAAATGCTGTTGGCATTGCTAAATTATCTTTTTTAAATACTATAAATTTATCTTCACTAGTTATTTTGTATAAAAGCATTCTAACAAGGTCATGGCGCCTTCTCTTCTTCTTCATGTCATCTACACCAGCATCCAATAATTGATTATAAATTTCTGTTTGTAAAGAATCTTCAATAAGACCATTTGAAGTAGAAGAATTATTATTTATATTTTCAATAACGCTTGTCTGAACACCGTTCGATGTTGCCGAAGTCGCAGCAGACCCTTTAAAATCAAAAACTGACATATCTAAAACAATAGAACTTAAATCAGTATTATAAACATGTGTGCTTGGTAGTCTATTTGTCGTGAAATCTTCTAAAATCATATTTGCAGCAACACCTGTTAATCTTGCCATGGATAAATCAACATTAGACATTGTAGAATTTGAAATAATGCATCCGCTCAATTCTGTGTTTGTAAAATTAGCATTTGTTAAATTGCAATTTTCAAGAATGGCATTTGTAAAATTTGCACCTGATAAATCAGCATTTGATAAATCTGAACCATATAAATTGGTTTCACTCATATCAACCCCAGATAAATCTATATTTTTCAAATCCAAAGCTAATTTAGAGTTTAAATCAAATAAAAATTTGTCAAGATTTCTCGTATTGCTTACAATATCGCGCATTTTTATTGTTAAAGCATCTCCATAAATATCACCCAATCTATTTTCTAATACGAACTTTTTTATTTTTCCAAAAAGATATCTTTCGTCGACCATCGTTGGTAAGATGCCATTTTTTATATTTATCAAATTAGCAGAACTTGTAGTTCTTAAAATATTAAAAGCCAAATCTCTATATTCAACCATACCAAATGTCTTATTTTCTATATCATTTAATACATATAATTTATTTATTATTACCGTTTTTTTTGAAGAATTTTGAATTAGTTTATAAGCTAAATAAGTCGTTAAATGTTTAAAACCATTCAAATTAAACGCGGTTTCTAGTAACTGTTCTATAGCATTGTCCGTAGCACTACTAATATCTATCGCGTTATTTGTGAAATAATCGTCTACATCTTTCGAAATTGGATTGTTTATTTGAAATACAGCATTAGATATATCTAATATGTTCATTTAATAAATATTTAGGAATTAATTTTTTATAAAAAAATAATATAAATGCCTTCAGAAATTGAAAAATTGATAAAATTGGCAGCAAATAGTTCTTTTAATAATGATTCTTTAAATATAGTGCTTTCCAGGACAAATGATTTATCAGATAATATTTATGATATATGCAATAATTTCCAAACTAAATTAACTGTCAATGATTTAAGCGCAAACGATGTTAGTTTTAATAACTTATGGGTTGGTGGGGAAAAAATCACTGGACAAAATGGTGGGGGGTCTAGCACATTTACAGGATTGAACGATACACCTAACTCATATACCAATAAACAAAATAAATTATTAAGAGTAAATAACACGGGTGATGGATTGGAATTTACTGCAGATATAACAAGCGCGAACGCGTCAAATATATCGACAAATGCTGCAAATATATCGACAAACACCTCAAATATGAGTGACATTTCACAAAATGTTGTTGATTTATCAGGAGCAGTTGATACCAATACAATAAAGTTGAATAGTGTTGAAGAATCTGCAGATGTGACAGATACTGCTAATGTCATGGCAGCTGGTGCAGTTATGACAACTGGAAACCAAACAATTAATGGTGGGTTAACTGTAACTGGAAATATGATTTTATCTGGAGACATAAGTGCAAATGATACTAGTTTTAATACAATACAATTTTTTAATAAAATTATCAATAAAGATGGTCAGGAAATCGTTGGTCCACAAGGTATTCAGGGTGTTAAAGGTGATACAGGAAATGCTGGTGCAACAGGCCCACAAGGCATTCAGGGGATTCATGGTGATACAGGTGCAACAGGCCCACAAGGAATTCAGGGGATTCAAGGTGATACAGGCCCACAAGGAATTCAGGGGATTCAGGGTGATACAGGTGCAACAGGCCCACAAGGAATTCAGGGGATTCAGGGTGATACAGGTGCAGCTGGTGCAACAGGCCCACAAGGAATTCAGGGGATTCAGGGTGATACAGGTGCAGATGGTGCAGATGGTGCAGATGGTGCTGCTGGTCCTGCTGGTGCTGCTGGTGCACAGGGCATTCAGGGGATTCAGGGTGATACAGGCCCACAAGGTGCTGTTGGTGCACAGGGCATTCAGGGGATTCAAGGTGATACAGGTGCAGCTGGGGCAGATGGTACAGATGGTGCAGATGGTGCTGCTGGTCCTGCTGGTGCTGCTGGTGCACAGGGCATTCAGGGGATTCAGGGTGATACAGGTGCTGGTGCTGCTGGTGCAGATGGTGCAGATGGTGCTGCTGGTCCTGCTGGTGCTGCTGGTGCACAAGGCATTCAGGGGATTCAGGGTGATACAGGTGCAGATGGTGCTGCTGGTGCACAAGGCATTCAGGGTATTAAAGGTGATACAGGTGCAACAGGCCCACAAGGTGCTGTTGGTGCACAGGGCATTCAGGGGATTTCAGGGGATTCAAGGTGATACAGGTGCTGCTGGGGCAGATGGTGCTGCTGGGGCAGATGGTGCAGATGGTGCTGCTGGTCCTGCTGGTGCTGCTGGTGCACAAGGCATTCAGGGGATTCAGGGTGATACAGGTGCAGATGGTGCTGCTGGTGCACAAGGCATTCAGGGGATTCAAGGTGATACAGGTGCAGCTGGGGCAAATGGTGCAGCTGGGGCAAATGGTGCTGCTGGTGCACAAGGCATTCAGGGGATTCAAGGTGATACAGGTCCACAAGGCATTCAGGGGATTCAAGGTGATACAGGTGCAACAGGCCCACAAGGTGCTGCTGGGACATCCGGGTCTTCTCTATGGAGTGAGGACGGAAGTGATATTTATCGTTTAAACGGTGACGTGGGCATCGGCACGAGTTCGCCCGGAGCTCCTTTACATGTGATTGATACTGTGGGTTATGGTGAACCAGTTGCTAAATTTGAGGCAACCGGTGATTCTTTTATATTTATTGAAAATAATCGAGCTGATTGGGACGAGGTTGGTGTTGTTATACGAGGACGCTCAAACGTTGGATATTGGTTAGCTGGTGTAGATGATAGTTCTACCTACGAAATAAAATATGATAGTGATTTTAATTTTGGTGATCAAGGAAAAATGTTTTCAGTTACAACTGGTGGTAACGTGGGCATCGGCACGACTACGCCAACAGCAGGATTGGATATAAATACTGGACATGTGCAGAGTCAATTTTCGGGAGATTCATACGGTTTTGGTGGGGAAAGGGGAACAGGAAGCGTTGGAACCGCTTCCAACTGGAATGCTTCTGGTAGTGCTGGTGGATGGCGTTTGCATGTTCGTGGACCATCAGCGTTTGCAGCAACTATACAAGTATATAGTGATAATCGAATAAAAACGAATATAGTTGATGTAGAAGATAACCAAGCATTGCAAATGGTAAGAAATATTCCGTGTCGCTATTATGAATACAAAGACAAATTGTCGAGAGGAACAGATAAAACTATTGGATTTATCGCACAGGAGGTGAAAGAAGTTTTACCAATGGCTATTAAATTTTTAACTGCTATAATCCCAAATGAAATGAGAAAGTTAGAAAATATATCGTGGCAAGAAGATAGCAGCAATTGTAAATTAACAAGTGATTTGCAAGACGTCAGTGGTGTGAAATACAGATTTTATGTAAGCAATGACCCAAGTGGAAATGATGAAACAATGAAAGAGGTGGTAGGTAATGAAGACAACACGTTTACATTTGACAAGTCTTGGAACAATGTATTTTGTTATGGTAAGGAGGTTGATGATTTCCACACATTGGACAAAAATAAGATATTTGCATTGGCTTTTAGCGCGACGCAGGAATTAGATAAAAATCAGATTATCCTTCAACAAAAGGTTGCTGCATTAGAAACACAGAATACTGACCTACTTTCAAGGTTAGAAACTTTAGAAAAGAAAATATCCGACGCAGGATTATAAAAATAAATAGAAAAAAAATATATTTATATAATTTAAATATGGCATTCACTAGATTTAATTATGATTCATGTAGAGTAAAAAAAAATCTCCAACAATCAACTGGTCCCGGTAGATATATTTTAAATGTTCCTGGTAATGCAGGAGACAAACCAAATGTATTCAATGACCCACAACTTCGAATGCAAAAATGGGGTGGTAATTTGATGGGTGTATATAACGGACATCCAATAGATATTGATAGTGATTTAAAGAATGTAGGAAGAAAGTTAAAAAAGTTTTGTAACGATGAGAAATTTCCAAAAAAATCAGTGAAAACATATAATGTCAATTATAAAAGTAATAATACTAGTTTTACGGATCAGACAAGAGCTACCCATCCATCTTGGTTATATAGAGATTTAGAACAAAATCATATGTATCCATTACTTTTAGACCCACAAGAAAATGTTTGTAAACGTTTCCAAAATAATCTTAATACAAGATTACTTGAAAGAGATAATTACACACCAGATTTCCCATGTTCCACACTTATTGACAATTAAATTTTTTTACTTTTTAAACTTTTTTTAAACTTTTTTAAACTTTTTTAAACTTTTTTAAACTTTTTTAAACTTTTTTAAACTTTTTAAATTTTTTTCAAAAAATTTAAAAAGTATATATATATAATAATAATGGCTCAAGTAGCAATTCCTTTAGCAGCATTAGGTATGATGTATATTTTATCAAATCAAAAAAAAGACAGTTCTTCATTAAAAGAAGCTTTTAACAAAATGCATAGACCAAGTAAATTACCAAATATGAATAAACAAGTAAAAAATTATCCTGTTTTGGACAGAAAAGAATTAGAAAAAAATGTAAATGATTATGCCGGAAAAAAAAATACAGCAGATAACTATTACAATCCAGGTAATTATGAAACATTACAGATGTCAAATAAAGAACAACAGCAAACATTTAATTCTTTAACAGGTGAAGAAATGAGATTGGGTGAAATAACACATAATAACCAAGTTCCTTATTTTGGGTCTAGTGTCACGCAATCAACTACAGGGAACAATGAAAGTATTTTAGATAAATATACCGGTTCCGGAACACAAGATATAGCAAAACAAGGACAAGCACCTCTTTTTAAACCAAAAAAAAATATGAATTGGTCACATGGTATGCCATCTACAAGTGATTTTATGCAGCAAAGAATGAGAGGCAATGTCTCACAAAAAATGAATAACACAAAACCATGGGAAGAAATACGAGTAGGACCAGGATTAAATAAAGGCTATTCTAATACCGGAGAAGGTGGTTTTAATTCCGGTATGGAAGCGAGAGACAGTTGGCGACCCAAAACAGTGGATGAATTACGCGCTTCAACAAATCCAAAAGTATCCTATTCCGGACAAACACTTGGTGCATATAAACCAAATAAGTCTGGTGTACACGGTAGAGTTGAAAAGAATAGACCTGATACATATTTTGTTAATAGTGAAGATAGGTGGCTTACTACAACTGGCGCAGAAAAAGCTCAAAAAGCCAGAGGAACTATTACACTTAAGCCTGAAAATAGAGCATATCAAACAAGAGAATACTATGGAAATGGAGTTCCCGATGGCAATGGGACATATATTAAACAAAATTATCAGCGGTCTGAAAAACCACAATTTAAACCACTTAATATGGGTGTGGCTACAGATAAAGGTGGTTGGGATGTTAAAGGAAAAGATATGAGAGAAGTTCAGCAAGAAGGTTATCGTCCTTTAGCAAATGCTAGAAATTTAACAAAACAACAAAAAGAGCTCGGTCCTGTTTCGAGGGGATTTAAAGCAATGGTTGCCCCAATTTTAGATGTTTTAAGACCATCGAGAAAACAAAATGTTGTTGGAAACATGCGACCAATGGGTAATGCACATAATAAAAATAGTGTTAGTCATAATGTTATCTGGAATCCAGCCGATAAACTTAAAACAACGATTAAAGAACAAACAATTAGAAATGACTACATTACACAGGGTGGTAAAAATTATAATAGCGCACACATTACAAATAAACACACTCCTATTGGACAGCATCGCGACACAACAACGGTACCATATACGGGCTCTTCATCAGCTAACCAACCAAACTCTAGAGTATACGATGCAGAATATAATGCAGAACTCAATCCAAATAAAGAGCAATTATCAAAGGTAGATAGATTTAATCAAGGTAATAGTTCTTTATTTTCAGCTACACAAAATGTTTGCAATCTTACAAATAAAGCTGGTATGCCAGCCCAACTTAATCCTAATTTTACAAAGAGAAATGCCAATGCAAATAATCTTGGAGCAATGTCTGGAAAAAATGTTAGAGAAAATTCTATATCTTGTGCAAGAAATCAACCCGATGTATTGAAAGCCTTTAATCAAAACCCATATTCAAAGCCATTAAATAGTATAGCTTAAATTTTTATTTTATTTCTAAAAAATAAAAAAATAAAATAAAAAAATAAAAGTTTAAAACGTGTTATACACACTAATTTAAATGAATATAAAAAATAAAAATATTCTGGATTGTAAAGTAAAAAAAATAGATATACATCAAAAATTAAAAAAAAAATTGGATTATTTTATTGAAAATCACAAAATACCACATATTATATTTTATGGCGATTGTGGAACTGGTAAAAGATATATATTAAACTACTTTATTAATAAAATTTATGATAATGATAATAATAAAATAAAGGAATATGTGATGTATGTAAATTGCGCACATTGCAAAGGAATTAGATTTATAAGAGATGATATAAAATTTTTTGCAAAAAGAAACATGCAAAATAATAATGGCAAAATTTTTAAAAGTATAATTTTATTTAACGCTGAAAAATTAACAACCGATGCACAATCAGCATTAAGGAGATGCATTGAAAATTTTAGCCATAACACCCGTTTTTTTATAGTTATTGAAAATATTGACAATTTATTAAATCCAATATTATCAAGGTTTTGTAATATATACATACCATATCCTGAAATAAATAATAAGAAAAAAAATTTATTTAAAATAAACAATAAAAACAATATTGAAATTAGTTTTAATAAAAAGAGAGAATTATTGTTAAAAAAACATTTGTCAAATAAAAAAACATTTAGCAATTTAATTAATTTAACTGAATTTATTACTGAAATATATAATAAAGGATTCAATGCTTTAGATATAATAAAATTTATAGAAAATTCTAATAATATTGATAAATACAAATTTTTACTTTATTTTGATAAAATTAGAAAAGAATTTAGAAATGAAAAGAATTTAATGTTTATTTATTGTTATATATTTTTTATGCGGAAAAACATTAATTTAGAAAATATATTAACAATGTAAAAAATGGATGACTATAATCTCAATGTTTTATCCGAAGCAAAAAATGAATATTCTTCACGTTTAATAAATATACTTTCCCCTTTAGTTATTCAAGGTATAAAATCTATTTTTAACGAAGCGCTGGATTTATGTGTTCAAAATGAAGAAAGTGATAAATATTTGATGACTTTTCAAAATTTTCTTTCCAGGGTTCCGCGTTGGAATACAAATATAATAACTGAAGAAAGAAACCGAATTATAAAAGAAAGTAAATGTAATTATTTAGAAGATTTATTAACATGTGTTCATATAACACAAGTTAAAATTTTAACCAGTATTCGTGTTTCCAATCATCAAAAAAAAATAGATATTGACATTCCAAGTTTAAATGATTTTATTCATAATGTCTATATCAGTTTTGCTAGAAAATTATATAGTAATATTTATTTATTTGAAAAAGACATTATGCCTTTAGACTATCAAAAAAACATGAGAGAATGCGACATCTTATGTAGGGAATCTATTTTAAACGTAATTAGAGAATCAATGCCCATTGAAAATATTTTAAGAGCATATATGGACGAGACCGTTCACGAAGAAATTATAGAAGAAACATTGGAAAAACAAGTAGATAACGAAGAGGCAGAAGATATGTTAGAAGAAGCAAAAAAGAATTTAGAAAAATCTAGCGAAACAACCATTAATAAAATAGATAATGAAATTAATATTGAATCACCAGAATTAAAGAAAAACGAAGAGGTAAAAGATGAAGAAGCAACTGACGCAGCAGCAACTGACACAGCAGCAACTGACGCAGCAGCAAAAGCAGCAACTGACGCAGAAAAAGAAGCAGAATTGACAAAACAGACAAAAATAGCAGAACAAACAATAAAAGAATTAGATGAAAGTGTTAAAAATGAAATAAAAGATGAAGCTGAAAAAAATATTGAAGGAGAAATAAAAGATAATGATAAATTATTTTCCAACAATGAAACCAACAATGAAACAACAAATGAAAAAACCAATGAAACAACAAATGAAAAAACCAATGAAACAACAAATGAAAAAACCAATGAAACAACAAATGAAAAAACCACATTTATTTCTTTTAACGACAATGATGATGTATTAGATATGGGAACAAATAAATCTTCTCTTGTTCATGCACCAAAAACTGAAAAAAGGTTGGAAGAAATCAGCAGAATTGCAAATGAAAGAAGAAAAGAAGAAGAAGAAGATGACGATTTCGATGACGATTTTGACGATGGACCATTAACAATATCAAGTGAAAATATTACTTTAGATATAGCAGATTTACAAGATATTAGTCCAACAAAAAAAATGAATAAAGAATCCCTTTTAGGTGATATTGAAGTTTTATCTTAATTCGTTATAAATAGTATGTTTTAAAATATTATTTATATAAAATGACATCATCCTTATTTTTTAATGGATTTATAATAAGTTTTCTTTTTTTAGTAATAAAATTTATTGAAATAAGATTTATAACAAAAAAAGATGTTTCACCAAAAATTTTATTAAGGGATTCTATTGTTGTGTATATTTCTGTTATATTGGGATATTACTTATTGTCACAATTTGGCAGCGATTCACCACTAAATAAAAAAATTGTTGAGGTATTTACTGATTCTCCTACCTTTTAAAAATTTTTAAAATTTTAAAAATTTAAATATTTTTAAAATTTTAAACATATGATGGCATTTTTTCAATATTAATAATTGGTGATTTTTTTCCAATTTTTCTTTTACTAGAAATAAATTTTTTAAACAATTCTCTGGTTAATTGAAATTCTGGTGTATTTTTTGTGCATTTCCTTGTTATCATTTTGTATAATTTAAAATCTGGATATCTTTCTTCCCCGTTTTTTTTATATAGAATGTTTTTATTGGTATCATCCGTAATCCAATCTGTTATTAAATTTACCAATGGTTTATTCACTTTTGTATCAACATCTTCAACATAATGGTCATATAAAGAACAACCCAATCTCACAAGGTCAAATGATTTATTTGGTTTTATTTCTTTTTTATTTTTATTTCTAAAAACTGAAAAATTATATTGCCCAGACGCTTCACCTTTATTATAAAAACAATCACTCGATATCTGTTTATCTTTAAATTTATAAATAGCTCTTCCAAAATCAATTACTTTATATATTTTCCCATATGTTGGAACTCTGTAGTATTTATCCGCATAATAATAATTTATATACTTTTTTTCTGTTTTTTGGAACATAATATTATTTGTATGTAAATCATTATGTGTAAAATCAAACATTTTTTGATAAACAATCAAAGTCATTATTACCTGAAATAAACAAGATATAACCTCTTTATCTCTAATGTCAGTGTCTTCCAATAAATAATCTAAAGTATTATCTAACTTTTCCAAGCATATAATTTGACATGGAAAATTAAAAACATTTGCGTAAATATTACTTATTTCATTTGTTATATCTGAAAACTCACTATCATCTTCGTCGCCATAGTCGTCGCCATCTTCACCATCTTCGTCGCCATCTTCGTCGCCATCTTCGTCGCCATCTTCACCGTCACCACCATCGTCTTCATTACTAGTATCTGATAAACGTGAAGAACATTCAGTATTGGTTTTATTATCTGACACATTCTCTATGTCATTTTCTCTTTTATAGTCAATATTTGTTATTTTAACATCATTTAAAAATAAATTATGTTTTTCAATGTTTTCCAATGTTAAATCTTCAAATATACCTTCGTAAATACCATCATCAATATTTTCTATAGTAATTTTCTCATTATCGCCTATTTCTATTTTTTTCCTATTTTTTCTCGTATCATCTTCCATTAATTCTTCGTTTATTTCATCGGTTCTAAACAAAATTTTTCTATTTTTATGAAAATAATCATAATCATATAAATATTCCAATTCATCTGTTATATCAAATTTAAAATTCTCTTTTATTCCTAAAAAAGAACCATAAAAATCTATCCCATGTATAAATTTGTAGGTATTTAATACTTGACTGGATAAATATGAAAAAAATGAGTCTGTATATGCAGAATTATCATAACAATTAAATTTTTTTAAAATATTTTTACTATTTAATTTAGGAAGATTGCAAATAATGTTTTTCGATATATCTTTATATTTTCCTGCCATATATTTACTCGGATCAATTAAAGGTGAATATTTAAAAAATGACTCTTTTGAATGATTTGTATTGTTATCGCTTTCCACCAATATCTTAAATTTATTTTCAGTTTCTTGATTTTTTATTTTTTTTATTGAATATTTATTATTCAAATTTATTTTATTATCATTTGAATCATTAAGAGAGAAAAATCTTGAATATATGGGAATATAATTTTGCATCTCCGTAATTCGATTTGCAGAATTATCTTTAAAAAAATTAAATAAATCTTTATTATTATTTTTTTTATAAAATATATCAAACATTATGTTTTATTTTATTAATATTTTTTCTTGTTTTTAACTTAAAAAAATATTAAATAAAATTTTTTAATATCATGCGTCTTTTATAATATATAATTTACTTTTTAAATAATATATGAATTTAGAATTAAAAAAATTTGATATGAGAAAAATTAGTTTTGACCCTAATTCAACACAAGGACCAGTAATTGTTTTAATTGGTAGACGTGATACAGGCAAAAGTTTTTTAGTAAGAGATTTGCTTTACTATCACCAAGATATACCAATAGGGACAGTTATTTCAGGAACAGAAGCTGGTAATGGTTTTTATGGTGAATTAGTACCTAAATTATTTATTCATGATGAATATAATAGTGCAATAATTGAAAATATATTAAAAAGACAAAGGATAGTATTAAAACAAATAAAAAAAGAAAAAATAGCTTATGGTAAATCAAATATAGATGCCAGAGCCTTCGTTATTTTAGATGATTGTTTATATGATAATAGTTGGAGTCGCGAAAAAGTCATGCGATTATTGTTTATGAATGGGAGGCATTGGAAAATCATGCTTGTTATTACCATGCAATATCCTTTAGGTGTTCCACCAAATCTACGAACAAACATTGACTATACATTTATTTTAAGAGAACCATATTTAACAAACAGAAAACGTATATATGAAAATTATGCTGGTATGTTTTCTACGTTTGAATCATTTTGTCAAGTTATGGACCAATGCACTGAAAATTATGAATGTCTCGTAATTTCAAATAATGCAAAATCAAACAAATTGGAAGACCAAATTTTTTGGTATAAAGCAACCTCGCATAATAAATTTCGTTTAGGTTCAAAAGAATTTTGGGAAATGTCCAAAGACCTTGATTCGGATGATGACGAGGAACAATATGACCCAAAAGCTATGAAAAAAGGACCACAAATTAACGTTAAAAAAAACAAATGGTAAATTTTAAAATAGCAATATAAATCAATGGATATTGTTTATACTTATTGTAACAGAAACATTCTTTTTTCAATAAATATTTTATTATTAGAAAAAAATATGCCTTGGGTTAGAAATATATTTTTAGTTACAAAATATCAAAGAATAAATGCTTTAAAAAGAGAATTAAAAAATTTAAAATATTCTTTCAGAAAAAAATGCAAAATCATACGACATACAGAAATAATACCAAAAAAGTATTTACCAACAAAAAAAGATAGCTCCGCACCAAAAATAATTGAATGTTATTTACATAATATTAAAGGATTAAGTGAAAATTATTGTTATTTTAATGACGACACCTTTGTTATAAAACCTATTAAGAAAAGTGATATTATGGGTAAGGCTTTTTGTATTCCTTATGATTTCAAAAAGGTCAATCATTATAATAGAAAAAAATGGGGGCTGCCATACTGGTGTGCAAATTTATTATCTTCAAAAATTTATAAAAAAATAACAGGAGAAAAAATGATTTATATGGATACACATCAAATATGTCCATTAAAAAAAAGTTCAAGTGAAAAAGTATTTGATTTAGCCAAAAAATCTATAGAAAAATCAATTGAAAAAAATATAAAAAGTGGTGACGATTGTAGATTAATCGCAGCGAGATTTACATTATTATCAATGAATTATGCAATATATGCCGGTAAATTAAAACCCAGTGATAATAAAAAAGAATATAGATATTTAAATGCAGGTTTGTATATGGAAAAAAATAATATAAAACCTTTTACTGATGTTTTAAAAAATAATAATATATATTTTATTTGTGTAAATAATTGTTGTGGAAAAAAATATAATAAAAAAATAATAAGTTTTTTTCAAAATTATTTTTAGTTTTAATATTTTTAATGTTTTATAAAACATTAAAAATATTAAAAAATTTAATTTCTAGTACCGTCTTCATTAAATTTACGAACACCTTTATCTCTTTTTGTATTAACAATATTCTCGCCTTCAAATAACTCTTTTTGAATATCTGCTGTTGTAATCTCTCCTTTCAACCCGAGTGATTCTTCAATTGTATTATTAATACCAATCAAATTACCATTTTCATCAATATTTTGCGTTAATTTATTTCCGGTTTCTTTTGCCAATTTAATATTTTCTTGTATAGCTTTTTCTTTTGTTTGTCGAACTCGTTTATCGAATTCTACTTTGGCATATTCCTCATTCTTTATTTTTTCACTCATTAATTGATTTAATTGTTCTTCAAGGTATTCTACTCTTCCTGTTTTATAAGCGTCAGGTTCCCATGGCATCCACATCCCAACCGGTCCCACGAAAACATTATGATTCGGGTCTACCTCGCGCAGTAATTTACAACGAAGTTCTGCCTCACCCTGTGTAGAATAAGAGCCTCTAACTTTAATACCACGGGTGTTTGTTTGAAAATTTTGTGCTTCTGAAAATTCATTTTCCAGTCGTTCTTCATGTGCATCAACGAAATTTTTATAAGAATCTCTTACGTAATTCGAGTCAAATGTTTCACTCTCACTCTTAAGATATTCATTTAAATCATCTGTTAATTTTTCAAATTTCAAATTATATTTATAACTTACAAAATTTAAAAATTGAGTAAATTTTTTTACAGATTTTGTCATATCAAAATCTTTTAGGAACTCTTCAAAATAAAAATGTTCTTTCTGTTTCAATATATTTTCTGGAGAAATAAAAGAAACACAAACAAATTTTTGCCCAGAAATAGGTTTATCCTCTTCCAGTAAATCAACATATTTGGGATTTTCAACGCCACCCTCACTAGTTTTTCTTGTAAAATTCATATTTGTACTCATATATATTTATTACTATTTTTACTATTTAAGTTTTTTTGTAACTATATTATTTTTTTTGTAACTATATTATTTTTTGTAACTATATTATTTTTTTTGTAACTATATTATTTTTTTGTAACTATATTATTTTTTTTGTAACTATATTATTTTTTTTGTAACTATATTATTTTTTTCGTAACTATATTATTTTTTTCGTAACTATATTATTTTTTTCTAATTTATTATTATAAATATGTTGAATAATTTAATGGCTTCTTTAGATTTAGGAGAATTAATGCGAAGAGCAGTAAAATACATTGTGGAAGGTATAATGGTTGCTATTGCCGCCTATGCTATCCCCAAAAAATCACTCAATATGGAAGAAGTTCTTCTTATTGCATTAACTGCCGCCGCTACATTCTCCATCCTCGATACTTATGTTCCTTCTATGGCTGTGTCTGCAAGGTCTGGTGCCGGTTTTGGTATTGGTGCTAATCTTGTTGGTTTCCCAGGTGGATTATAAACTTTTAAGAAAAGTTTGACAAAATCTACTTTTTAGAAAAGTCTACTTTTTAGAAAAGTAGGACAAAAATCTACTTTTAATATTTTTTATATGTTTAAGAAAACATATAAAAATAAAAAATAATATTAATGATTAAAAAATTCATAAATAAAGATATTAGTGAAAATAGTAATGACAAAAAAAACGACATAAGTTATAAATATTTACCAGTTTCGGTTTTCGATGTAAAACCTTCCGGTATGAAAGGTATTCGGGGTAAACAACACCATGATAAGAAATCAAGTAGGTCAACATATAGTCCTTTTCCACAAGATATAGCAGAATGGTGCGCAGAGTATCATTTAAGAGATAACCAAATAATTTTCGACCCCTTTGCTGGTTGGGGTGAAAGACATAACGCTATAAAAAATGCAAACAAAACATATATTGGATATGACATTTCACAAAAAGCAATAGATAATGCAAAGGAAAAATTCGGAGTAGATAATGTTTTGGCAAACACCCTTGTAGAGGAAATACCAACACACGATGGTTTGCTAACATGTCCACCATATTGGAATTTAGAAAAATATGAAAAAGATGGAATAGATAGAGAAAAAACATGGGAGTCTTTTTTAGAAAAATATGAAAAAATATGGCAACGCGTTACAGAAAAAGCTTTGCCAGGTGCAAAATACTGTATTATGGTTGGTGATTGGCGCAAAAATCATAAATTCTATGACTTTACTTATCAAACCGAAAAAATATTGGAAAAATGCGGTATGAAACCGTTTGATAAAGTTGTGCTTTCTTATAAAAAAATATCGCCTATAAAACTTATGTTGCCACAAGCAAAAAGATTGGGTTATACTGTGAAAGTTCACCAAACGTTATTAGTCTATTCTTTTTAGAAAAATATATCTTTTTCAAAAGATATATTTTGCCATATCTTTTTTCAAAAGATATATTTTGCCATATCTTTTTTCAAAAGATATATATATGCCGAAAACGCGTAAACGTTCACGGAAAAAGCGAAACAACAAAACAAAAAAGAAATTAAGCAAAATAAAAAAAATTGTTAAAATTTTTAAACAATATCCAGAAATATTTCCTCGAGGATATTTTCGATTTTTAGAAGGTAATTTGAGAGAGAAATTTCAAAATAAAGAAATAATCTTTAAAAATGGCGTTGTTTTAACTTGGAAAAAATACAAAGTAAATCCAGGAAAATATTCAAAATATAATTTTAAAAAGGGCGACATTAAAATTAATCAACTGGTTAATAAAAAACAAGGTAATGGTAAAGCCAAAAATTTGTTTTTAAAATTTTTGAAAAAACATGAAAATGTTAATTTAATTTTAGATGTATTAAAAAACAATAAAAGAGCTATCAAATTTTATAATAAAAATGGGTTTAGGAAGGTAGGGACAACAAAATTTGGAGAATTACCAGGTATAGTCATGAAGCGCAGTAAAAACCAAAAGGGTGGCTGACAATCAAATAATACTAGAAACACGTCGGTTATGACAGGTGGGTGAGGTGAACAAACCGACAATGGTTATATGTTGCTTTCGGGTGGTGGGGAGAACTGAAGTGATATGAGTAATATATAAAATTTAAACAAAAATAAATGTTCAAAAAATAATTTTTGAGAGATGACGAAATATATTTTAAAACTGTAAAGGTTAATATATTTCCGAGAAGCATTTATTTTATTTAATTATAATATATGATTGATGATATTAGACAAGGATTATTTTTCGGTTTAAATTCTGGTGTTATTACAACAACAGGCTTAATTTCCGGTTTAGTCCAAACAAAAATATCATATAATTTGTTAATAATTAGTATTATATCTTTAGCTATTTCAGATAGTGCGTCTGAAGCATATGGGCTATATTTATCAAAAAAAGCCGAAGATATAAAAGACTTTTCTTCTGGACCATTATATTCATTAATTTCTTTATTTATTACAAAATTTGTGATTGTTATTAGTTTTCTTATACCACTATTATTTACAAAAAATTTGAAAGTTTTTAAAAATATGACATGGGTTTTGGGTTGGGGTATTTTTCTATTAATAATTTTAGATTTACAATTATGTAGTATGAGGAATGAATCATTTGCAGAATATATAGTTCCACATTTAATAGTTATTGGTTTAGTTGTAGTTTTAACAAGATATTTTGGTAATATGATTAATAAAATAAGATAAAATTTATAAAAATCAAATTTTTATAAATTTTGTCAAAAGTTACTGTTTTCTCAAAAGTTTAGGTTTTGTCAATTCTCAAAAGTTTAGGTTTTGTCAATTCTCAAAAGTTTAGGTTTTGTCAATTCTCAAAAGTTTAGGTTTTGTCAATTCTCAAAAGTTTAGGTTTTGTCAAACTTTTCTCAAAAGTTTAAACTGTTGGTATAAATTCCCATTCCAATTCGCCGCATATTTTTTTCCATATTTCATCTTGTTCGATTCTTTTTAAAGGGTCTTTTAACATGGGAAAATAAGGTAAAAATGTTTTTTCATCCAATAATTCGCACATTTTATAAAGAACATAATAATAATTTAAAAAATTAACTCTATCATTTGGACAATGCTTTGAATATGGTTTTTGAATTTCCAAAAATAAATTGCACAAAATATCTTCTAATTCTGGTTTCATAACAGGCGGTTTTATTCCCAATTTATCTTTAATAAATGGAATATGCTCATAAAATTTATTATAACCTAGTTTTTTTAAGATGTCTTTCGCTTTTTTATTATTCATATTTTTTATATTAATTCTTTCTTTTTTTATTTGGTTTTTAATATCTATCAATACCTGTTCTGGTATTTGTGTTGTTTCTTTAGCTTGAAATTGAGCCAATATTTCTCTAAAATGATTTATTCTCTTGTATGCATAAAAACAAACTTCCTTGGGTGGTTCTTTATAAGATGGTTTTTCATGTTCAATTAAGTATTTTACTTGTAAGCTACATAATTTGCATACAAGTATACCTTTATTATCAATAGGTATTAATTCCCCTGAACATTTTTTACACACATCATAATTTTGTTTATAATTATCAATATTAAAAAACGTGGAATCAACATTTTTTAGGTAAGAGTTCAAATTTTTATTCGCTTCTTCATTTTTCTCTTTAGCGTTATTATCATAATTTTTATTAAAAAAATTATGTAATATTTTTTTTTTATCGCACCCACCCTGTGATAATTTTTTTTTTGATTCGAAGTAATTAAAAATAAATTTTGAATTATTTAATAAATAATTTTGTTCTTCCTTTTCTTTTTTCTTCTTTTCTTTTTTTATTTCTTTTATTTCAGTTTTTATTTGTAGCTTTCTTTCAAAACTTTTGGTTGAAGAAAATTCATCTTTTAGTGATTCTATTTGTTTATTATAATTAGGTATAATTGTATTTTTTATATTTTCAAATTCAAACATTTTTTCTTTATGAGTGTTATCCAAAGTTACCTTTTTTTTATTAAATTTTATCTTTTTTGCTGTTTTTGGTTTGAAATTAGGCATATCTAATATATAAAATAGCAAATATTTTATATATATATTTTTTTTTAAATTATAATTTTATATTTTTTTTGTATACAAAAATTAATATGGACATTGATTTTAATGATATTATAAATTTTGATGAAATGGATATTATTAAAAAAACAAAAGTTGTTTTTATATTTAATGCTTTAGAAAAAGGTTGGACTATTAAAAAAAAGGGCAAAAGATTTTTATTTTCAAAAAACCACGAAGGAAAAAAAGAAGTTTTTTCCGATGAATATTTGAAACGATTTATCAAAACAAATTTATTTAACAATTAAAATTTATGCTGTAAAAATTTAAATTAATTAATGTTTATTTTTAAATTTTTTTTTCTTTAGGAATATTATAATAATATGGGAGGAGGTCTTATGCAACTAGTCGCTTACGGTGCCCAAGATGTTTATCTTACGGGTAACCCTCAAATCACTTTCTGGAAGGTAACTTACAGACGTCACACTAACTTTGCTATGGAATCTATTGAACAAACTTTTAACGGACAAGCCGATTTTGGCCGAAGAGTCCAATGCACTGTTTCTAGAAACGGTGATTTGGCTTACAGAACTTACCTTCAAGTTACGCTCCCTGAAATTAACCAGAGTGACGGAACCACTGCTAACAGTCTCTATGCCCGTTGGTTAGATAACCCCGGACACCAGCTCATCTCGCAAGTCGAAGTCGAGATTGGTGGTCAACGCATCGACAAACAGTATGGTGACTGGATGCACATCTGGAATCAATTAACCCTCACTTCTGAACAAGAGGCTGGTTTCCACAAAATGATTGGTAACACCACCCAACTTACTTACTTGACTGACCCGGTGTTTGCAAAGGTCGCCACTGCTTGCTCGGCTGGTGATGTCCCTAACGCCACTTGCGCCCCTCGCCAAGCTCTCCCAGAGACGACTCTTTACGTCCCTCTTGAGTTCTGGTTCTGTAGAAACCCAGGTCTTGCTCTTCCTTTGATTGCCCTTCAATACCACGAAGTCAAAATCAACATCGAGCTTCGTCCTATGGATGAATGCCTCTGGGCTGTCAGTGAAATCAGTGCTTCTGGTTCTGATAACAGAAAAGAAGCAAAGGCATACAGTAAATCTCTCGTTGCCGCTTCTTTATATGTCGACTACGTTTTCCTTGATACGGATGAACGCCGACGCATGGCACAAAACCCACACGAATACCTCATTGAACAACTTCAATTCACTGGCGATGAATCCATTGGTTCTTCCAGTAACAAAGTTAAGTTGAATTTCAATCACCCATGTAAGGAAATTATCTGGGTTGTCCAACCTGATGCCAACGTCAGTTACTGTGACTCTTTTGTCTCTTCTGAAGTATTGAACGCCGCTCTTGGTGCCCAGCCTTTCAATTACACTGATGCCATCGATGCCTTGCCCAACTCCATTCGCGCATTCTCTTCTGCAGCGCAGCTTGGTGCTGCTAACAATGGCGTCATCGATGCTTCTGGTCTCTTCGCTGACCCTACTGCAGGCGATTTAGCTGGTACTTCCGATATGTCCGCAGCTGCTGTTGCTGGTGTCTCTGGTACATTCAAAGCTGGTGTCAACAACGGTGTCTCTGATGCCGGTGCTTTCGTCCTCGCCGAGACTGCCCTCCACATGCACTGTTGGGGTGAAAACCCTGTTGTTACCGCCAAGCTCCAGCTTAACGGTCAAGACAGATTCTCCGAGCGTGAAGGAACCTACTTCGACCTCGTCCAACCTTTCCAACACCACACCAGACACCCAGACACTGGTATCAACGTTTACTCGTTTGCCCTTCGCCCAGAAGAGCACCAACCATCGGGAACTTGCAATTTCTCCAGAATTGATAACGCTACTCTTCAATTGGTTGTCTCTGCTGCTGCCATCTCTGGTGCCTCTACTGCCAAAGTCCGCGTCTACGCCACCAACTACAATGTCCTTCGTGTCATGAGCGGTATGGGCGGTCTCGCATATTCAAATTAAGTTGTAGTATGTAGCATATACATAAAATTGATATAAAAACAATATTATAATTAATATAATATTGTTTATGATGATATCTAATCACAATAGTGAAAAAAAAGATGAAAAAAAAGATGAAAAAAAAGAAGAAAAAAAAGATGAACCGAAAGAAATATGTAAATGGAATAGAGCAGATAACACTCCTTGTATATTTAAGGCTATACTAAATAAAAATTATTGCAAACTACATAAAAAATTTGAAAATATCTATACACCTGAAGAACTTTCCAACTTACAACGATGTTCAAGATGTAAAAAACCAGTAAAAAATTTACCAAATAATCAAAAAAAATGTAATAATTGCTTATCAAAACAAAAAAAAGATAAAATAGTCTTGAGAAAAAAACGCGCAGAAAATAAAAAAAAATGTTTATGGATTAATCAAAAAGGTGTCCAGTGTCCATGGAATACCCATATTAATATTAAATATTGTAAAAGGCACTCAAAATATAATGGAGTCTTTGAACCATCCGATATTCCAAATTTAAAAAAATGTAGTGGTTGTAAAAATCTATTCAAACCTAAAAATGCAGAAAAAACATGTTTAAAATGTAAATCATACCGAAAAAATATAAAAAATATAAAAAATATAAAAAATATAAAACTATGTTCTGCAATTACAATATGTTCTGGTAAAACTTGTTCATATAAAGCACTGAAAAATGATAATTATTGTAAAAAACACCAACGATATAAAAAACATAAATTATTGATTGATTCTGGTAAAAGAATATGTTCTAACTGGATAAGAGGTTGTTTTAATGAATTGTTAATAGACGATATGTCAAAATGTAATATATGTAAAAAATCCACTAATAATTATAAATTAACTACATCCTTAACGATTTATGAATCAAAATATACAACATATAAATCAGAAGCGAATAGACGAAATATCTTTTGGGATTTAACAAAAGAACAAACTATTAAGTTATTCAAAGAAAAATGCGAATACTGCGCAATAAACGATGGATTAAACGGAATAGATAGAATTGATTCTTCCAAATCATATACTATTGATAATTCTATCACCTGTTGTGAAATTTGCAATAAAATGAAATTAACACATAGTAAAACACAATTTATACTTATTGTTAAATGGATATGCGAACATATATCATTATTTACAAAAAATTATTCACAACAACACGTAATTGGATTGTTTGAAAAAGCAAACACAAAAAAAACATACAAAATGTATACAAATAATTGTAGAAATAAAAAAAATATAAAAATGTCATTAACAGAACAACAATTCTATAATATATTGCGATTTCCATGTCATTATTGTGGAAATTTTAGTAAAGATGGTTCAAATGGTATTGATAGAATAAACCCACAATTATATTATAGTATTGAAAATGTTGTCCCGTGTTGTAAAACATGCAATTATATAAAAGGATCGCAAACTTTATTTTATTTCAAAGAAAAACTTACAAATATTTATAAATATAGTGTTTTAAACGAAATTCCAGATTATCGAAATAATCCAAAAACAAAAATGATTTCAATTTTATCCACAAATAATATTAAAATAACAAATTACCCTTCTATTAAACTTCATCATCCTATCGACTTCTATAATAATTCTGTATTTACAGGTAATTTAATTGATGTAAAAAATATGAAAATAAAACTTATTTTTACAAATAGTAAACATCCGCAATTTGATATATGGCAATACTATAGGCGAACTATTAGTAGTTTCAAACCTAAAAAAGGTTATTGTTTATTGGGTAAACGTACATACATTTTAGTTCAAGATGAAAACAGTGGAAAATATTTAGGTATAATTTCCATATCAAGTGATATCAAATTTCTTGGTCAACGAGACAAATATATTGGATGGGATAAACATCATCAATTTACATTAAAAAAATTAGATAAATTAGTAAATATAACTACATGTGTTTCTACACAACCATTTGGTTATAATTTTAATGGTGGAAAATTATTGACATCGTTAGCATTTTCAAAAGAAGTATTACAATTTTGGTATAATACTTATAATACATATATTCAGGGAATAACCACTATGTCATTATATGGAAAATCTATACAATACGATAGATTACAATGTATAAAATATTTAGGATTAACAAAAGGTATAAGCGTTAAAGATATTTCTCCCGAAGCAATCAAATTCGCAAAAGAATATTTATATAGTATTGGATTATACGATAAATCATATGAAAAAAATATTTTATGGTTATTTAAAAAATGTCTTCGGAAATTAAATATACCAATGGAAGATGTACTTAAATCGGTAAAAAAAGGTGTATATTTTGGATATACCTCTCCCCAATCAAAAACATATTTAAATAGCAAAACCACAAACAATGAACCAAATCCCATACCCTACGCAAAAACCACCAATGAAATTTATAATTGGTGGGTAAATAGATGGGCTGAACAAAGATATACACATCTAAAAAAAAAAAAGAAAATTAAATAATCATAGTGAAATAAGTTAAATAATTTATTAACGAAACATATTTAATAACTTAACGATAATTTATAAAATGACAGATTTGACAGAAATTGCGAGAATCAAGCAAATATTTAATCAGTTTGATAAAAACAAAAACAATACAATTGATAAAAAAGAACTTTCAACATTGGCTATCGCTCTTAACGACCCATTATCCCCCGCCGAATTACAAGATTTTTTTAAATGTTTGGACAAAGACAATTCATCAACTATCACGTGGGAAGAGTTCATCGAATATTGGAAAACAATTTATTAAAAATATTTAATAAATAATTCATAATTATCTTTAATATGAATATAACAACCATTTTTTTTATGGGATTTACAGTCCTTTTGTTTGCATTTTGCATTATAATAATTATATGTGGAATTTTAGAATGTTATATGTTAAGAATTAGAAGACGATCTGCATATATATTACCAGTGCAAACGGTAAATTCAGAAGTTATTAATCCACAGTTTTTGGTAATTCAATAAAGCTTTTACTATAATATTTATTAAATATATTTAGAGTTTTAAACAAAATTTTATAAGTAATGCAATATTACTGGGGAACGCCAGACACAAGTGTAAGTTTTTGTGAAAAAAAATATGATAATATTTTCTGGATTGCAGAATATAACAATACAATTAGCGCAATACCTTATATCTTAATTGGTTTAATATTTTTATTTACAAAAATAAGAAAAATCGGAATTTGTATGATTTTATTGGGATTTTCAACCATGTTAATGCATGGGACATTGCGAAATTACGCACAACTTTTAGACGAATCGTCTTTATTAATTTTATCATTTGAAACTTTAAAACTTTTAGATAAAAGAGTCCATTACATTTTCTTACCACCCATTCTTGGTATTTATATAATGTTAAATGAAAATTTTTTCATTTTTCTCTCGACTTTTTCTGGAATGCAATTAACAATTGTTTACAAAGTTTATTACAAAAATAAATCATTGCCTCAAAAAATTTTATCATCGTTGTATGTTTTTTTCTTTCTTTTCGCTTCAATATTTTGGTTTATAGACCAAACATTTTGTAAGTATATTGGCGACACGCCGTTTCACGCATTGTGGCACATAAATACATGCATAGCGATGTTTTATGGATATTCTAATTTTATTGTTGATTAAAATTTAAAATTTTTATAATATATAAATTTTAAATGTTAATAGATATAATTGGATATAGTGCTATTTTTATAGGTGCAATATCTTTAATACCACAAATAATTCAAATGATTAAAACAAAAAAGGTGAGAGATATAAATATATTTTTTTTAGTAGTTGCAATTATTAGCGATTTCTTTTATTTTCTTTATTCTATATTATCTAAAAATGATTTTATGTTTTATTCCATGTTTCCTCCTGTTTTATCTCACATAACTATGTTATTTTTATGGTTATTATACAATAAACAATTAACCATTACACACATTGATACACACATTGATACACACATTGATACACATAACGACATTGAAATAATAATAATTTAATTTCTAATAAAATATTAAATGCTTCAAAGACAAGAATTTAAAGAATTATTTGTAACGGCAGCTGTTTTATTAGTAATTGATGTAACATATTTATATTTAAGAAAGAATGATTTTAATATTTACTTTTTGAATGTTCAAAAATCACCCTTAAAATTTCGCCTACCCGGTGCTATTTTAGCATATTTTTTGTTAATTTTAGGAATGTATTATTTTATCATACGAGATAAAAAATCTCTCCAAGATGCATTTTTACTCGGTGTTTTTGTTTATGGTGTTTATGATTTCACAAATTATGCAACATTATCAAATTGGACATTGAAATTTTCATTAATGGATATGTTTTGGGGTGGAACAGTATTAACTTTAAGCACTTTTATCATTTATGAACTGTTAAAATATTTATAAATTTTAATATAATTTTTTTTAAAAAATTATATTAAAATTTAAAATATATAAAAAAATATATAGATGGTTAATGCTTCATATAAAACTATAACATATGATTCTACCGCAGCTGAATTAGATTTAAATACTTGGTATAGCAATGGTCCAACAAATGTCAACGCAAGTAAAATAATATTATCAGATAATTTAACTTGGGATACTAAATGGCAAATAGGTGTATTTGCAAAACAAGAGTTAGTATTTGATGGCAATGGTTATACAATCACATTGGCAAAAGATACTGGTGGGGCAGGAACAAGTCCAGTAGGATTTTCTGGATTATTTTGTATTGGGAATAATAGTTCATATAGTTCATCTATTGCTGATTCAGATGATTATTATGGCTTACACGTAAAAAATTTCATTTTAGATTCTGAAGCAAATTCTATACCTTTGAGATTAGAACACAATGCAACACATAGATATATCGGTTATGTATTTGGAAAATATTACAACAACTCATTGAATGGTTGGGGTCCACATGGTATGCCCACTAATGACCCACCAGGCATAGCAAGAGTAACCCCATCTACAAAAAATACTTTTATTTGCGAAAAGGTTGAAGTTAAAGGATATTTTACAAGCGACCTATCTATGCTAAAATGGTTTAGATATAAAAATCACTATGATAGTAACTCCTACGCACAAACAGCATCGTCTTGTGGTGCTTTCGTTGGTTCTGTATACGGAAGAGCAAAATTTTTAAATTGTATAGCAAATGGGAAATTTATTGGATACAATGGAACAGGTTATATTGAATTTGTTAATTGTTTAACGACAAATAATTCTTATTTGTGTGGTCGTGACATTAATCGTCACTATACATCAAGCACATATCATAAATGGATTTTTGAAAATTGTGTGGCATTTAAATTATTTGGAGAGTTATATAATGGAACTACACATCCCGATATTACAGCTAATGGTGGAAAAATATTAGAAATAAGCGGATGTAAAGTAGACCAGAGTGAATATTGGAGAACAGCCCCATGGTCAGGGTATCTTTTAGAACAAAATTCTACAAAAAATTTTGATTATTTAGATAACGGTGACCCGTTCCAATCTATGAGAACAAGTGAATTAGATAATGTATTAGCTGTAATTGGCGGAGAATTTATAAAAAGTAATAATAAAATTACTTTACAATTTTCACCATATGCAGGTGTGGATATAGGTGATGTATTAACTGTTCGCACTATAGATTTATCAGGTAGCGATACAGTCTCCACTTCGGCTATACCCACTACATGGTTTAATAATTTAGCAGGTTCTGGAGAAACTTTGGAAAGAAACAAAGAAGAAAGACGGAATATTTTAATTAATGAAATTTTTACAGCAAATTCTACAAAAACATTTTTCGATATTTCAAGCTCTGCCATAAATGCTTCAAATCATTCTGTAAAAGAAAGCACTCGTATTTTTAAAGTAGATACTAATACAAATAAAGCTACATTAAATTTAAATACAAACACCGATTTGGGCGATAAAAAGGGCTTTTATGTTCCATTAACCACCAACAATCAAAAAGTTGATATAACTAGTAAAGATGGAAATATAACGTTCCAGATTGAAAGAACCGGAACAGGAAGTGATGGTAAAGCAACTTACTCTATAACAAAAACAGCAGGTAATTCAAATTTGATTATTGACTCATAATTTTAAAAAAAATGTTGAAACATAATTTTAAAAAAAATGTTGAAACATTTTTTTTAAAATTTAAAAAGATTTTTATGGATTTTCAAGGGCTGTTATTCTTGATATTAAATCTGCGACTGTTGTTTCCAAACTTGTTATTTTTGCTTCCGCTGAGTCGAGCTTGGATGTCTGCTCTAAGAGCTTGGTTTTCTCTGCCTGCTGTATCCTGTCGATTTCCTGCGTCGCCGCAATGTGCATTGTAAAAATACTGTTGTAATCCATATGCAGTTTTCTCTCTTCGACTCTTTCTATTTCCTTTTCAATTATTTTTTTTCCATCCTCGTCTAAAATATCATTCCCACTGCTGTCTTTTTTAAAAATTGTTTCTTTAGAAATTTCACTCTCAACGCCTCTAACACAAAACTCTAATTCTGGAATTTCTCTTACCTTTTGTGCTATTAATCCAGTTTCATATATATATTCACTTTCAAATATCAGTTTTCTATTTTCTTCGTTAATGGGAACGCCGCTCGCATCCAAATCAAAATGATGATTTCTATCATACATTTTAAATGTTTTTATATAATTTAAAGGTTTTAATTGTTTGATTATGGACAACGCGTTTTTTATGGGTTTTTCATTATGTTTTACACGGTCATCACTCGTCGCCACACCAGAAGTACCGTAGTAAACACCACCACCCCACCGGTTTAAGTAAAGGTTGCCTTTGTATTGGTCGTAGCTGGGGCTTTCGTGTCCAACTTGTATGAGAGCGTTCCGCGTGTTGCCCAGCCTGTTAACACGAAATACCATGCAATTGTTGGAACTTGCCAACTTAAGTTGATATTGCCCGCCATGGTTCCAATAGCTACTGCTGCCAAGACCATCCGAACCCGTGTTCCCTTGTGGACTTGTATAGTTCAATGTTGGACCACCGACGAGTGTATTTGCGGTACTTGCAGTACTAGCATTGCCAACAAGATTTCCAGTAACATCTGAAGTAAATGTTTTCGCCCCACCAATGATTTGAGTTCCAGATGTATAAACACCATTTGTTACAGTACTAGCATTGCCAACAAGATTTCCAGTAACATCTGAAGTAAATGTTTTCGCCCCAGTAATAGTTTGAGTTCCAGATATATAAACACCATTTGTTACAGTATTGGCATTTCCCTGAAGGGTTCCAGATATATTGGTGCAAGAGATTGTTGTAGCATTCAATGTATTACTGCTTGGATTATAATAAAGGTGTGGGTCTACGTTTATACTTCGAGGGCCAGAAGACCCATCCACAAACGTTAAATATCTGATGGCTGGTGTACTATCTGATGTTACGATAACCTTTCCAGCAGTTAGCTCGCTGGCAGTTCCTGTACAATTTGTTAATACACCAGAAGCAGGAGTTCCTAATATTGGTGTGATTAATGTTTTATTATAAAGCGTTTGCGGAGTGCTTAATTGAACTATATTGGTATTGGTTATGGAATATATTTTTGTTGCTGTATCAGCATTACCAACAAGACTTCCAGTAACATTTCCAGTAATGGTGCCTGTGAATGTAGGATTTGCTATAGGTGCTTTTAAAGTTGTATTAGCAGTGATCGCAGTGGCTTGGGCATTCGAAATAGTAACAGTATTCCCTGCCAAAGCAGTACCCGATGTAGTACCCAAAGTCATAACAGTTTTAGCACTATTTGTCGTGATTGCGCTGGCTTGACCAGAAGTAATTCCTGTTTTTGCTGTATTTGCGGTAATTGCGCTGGCTTGACCAGAAGTAATTCCTGTTTTTGCTGTATTAGCACCTATCTCATCAAATAACCCAGGAGATAAAAGACCTGATACGGACGTTGTTGCATCTGGCAACGGAGTTGTTAAGTTGAGTGTATGAATATCTACAACGTTGAAACTTGCGTCGTTTCCACTTAAATCACCAACTATTAATGGAGCCGGTGTAATATTTAAATTTCCAATACTATCCCCATTTGCAGCGGTTGTTCCTAATATGAATTTATCCTCTGATTCATCCCAACCCATAAATGCATTATTAATTGGGTCTAAAGTTCCTCGATTAATAAGAATACCGCTATCATTGGGATTAGCAACATTAAGACCGGAATTCAACAATATGAGATTATCACTTATATCCAAGTTGGTTGAATTAATTTTAGTTGCTGAACCCGACATGGTTAATACACCTGTAACATTTAAATCTTTGAAAGATACATCACTATTTGTGCCAACATCTTGACCAATACTTATTTGTCCATCTGAATATGTAACACCAGTGCCACCAGAAAGAGCTTCCCTTGCTCTCAATTCTGTAAAATATAGATTAGAACCTTCCGATAAATCACCAGTATCGTGATTAGATAATGTACTAACTGTTCCTGTTACATTGCCCGTAACATTACCAGAAACGTCGCCAATTAATTTATTAGAACCGTCCATTTGAATAAAAGAATTGAAACGTACAGGACCTGAAGTAGATGTAATGATTTTACCACCTGTAATTTCTACATTTGTTTTTAGTTCTATTTGACCTTCAGTTGAATTAAGGGTTATATCACCAGAACCGGTTATTAATGATACATTCCCAGATACAGAACTAGTTAACGAAACATCACCCCCTACGCCAGTGCTAGTTAATGAAATATCGCCAGTAGATGTTGTATTAATTCCACCCGAACCAGATTCAATTTTTAATAATCCAGAACCACTTGTTTTTACAGTTAAATGTTGGTCAATATCAGTAGTTAATGTTATAGCACCACTTATATCATGTAGAATTTGTTTTCCATTGACGTATAATGATGCAGGTCCAAGATATAAATCTCTTATAGTTTTTTCAGCAGACCCTATATCATAAGTATCATCTGTATCTGGTATAATATTACCTCTTAAAAGCATACTATTTACATCTATATTATTGAAACTGGCGTCGTTGCCTGACAAATCACCCATTATAACTTTACCTGTGAAAGTTGGTCCTGCTAAATTTGCCTTTAAATCTAAAGCTGTTTGTTGTGCGGTTGATACAGGTTTTCCAGCATCTGTTGTATTGTCCACATTTCCTAATCCTACTTTAGATTTATTCAAATTAGTTGTTAAGTTGAGTGTATGAATATCTACAACGTTGAAACTTGCGTCGTTGCCTGACATATCACTCATGGTAACTTTACCTGTGAAAGTTGGTCCTTCTAAATCTGCCTTTAAATCTAAAGCTGTTTGTTGTGCGGTTGATACAGGTTTTCCAGCATCGGTTGTATTGTCCACATTTCCTAATCCAACACTGCTTGCGGATAATGCGGTTGTTAAGTTGAGCGTATGAATATCTACAACATTGAAAGAGGCGTCGTTGCCTGACATATCGCTCATGGTAGCTTTACCTGTGAATGTAGCCCCACCATCCTTCAACAAAACACCATCAATTGTAACGCCTGATGCATCTGTTTTTTCATTAATAGTATCAACACGCAAAGTTCCATCAAACCTTACATTACCATCTGTGCCATCCATTTGTATAGTTTGTACGTTATTATTGTCTTTTACTTCCAAATCTCTGAAATTACCCTGTCTTGTAGCTGAAATAAAGTTAGTAGAACCAACCGCATAATTTTGAGCTGTTACCGTATGAGCCGTAACATCATTGGCACTAATATCACCATCCTTCAACAAAACACCATCAATAGTGACGCCCGAGGCACCTGTTTTTTCATTAATAGTATTTACCTGTAGTGTTCCTGATACCTGAACTAGTCCTGTTTGTCCATCAGCATACAAACCAACATTTCCCTGATTTTTTACTTCAAAAGATGTAAAACTAGCACCTGCTCCTGCGTCAACAATAACTTTAGACCCACAAAATAAATTAGTATTAGCCAATTTAAAACCACCAGCATTTAAAATATCTGATTGTAAATTATTAAAACTAGCATCATTGGCACTAATATCACCATCCTTCAACAAAACACCATCAATAGTGACACCCGAAGCCCCGGTTTTTTCATTAATAGTATCAACCGTAAGAGTTCCTTCTAATGTTAAATTACCTGAATTATCTAAATTCATTTTTGAAGTAACTTCTATTTCAGTTAAATCTTTTGTTTTAAATTCTATTTGTTTTGCAGAGCTATTATAATATATGTTAAAATCATCCGAAACTGTTGTATTATCTAGTTGATATACTCTAGAATATCCTTCATTTACTGCGCCAGTACCAGAATCATACTGTAATCCAAAAACAATTACACTACTATCATTACTTATTGTAACAGATTGAATTCTTCCAGTTCCATTGTTGTTTTGTGTAAATGTAATAGCTTTTTCAATCGTCCATGTACCTCCTACCAATTTCAGTATGCTAACTTGGTGATTAGACCCACTCCAACGACCATGATATAATGCCAATTTATCACCAGCACCATTAAGACTGTGCATCCTCTGACCTCCAAAATCGAGGACAGCTCCATCAATAGGAAGTATTGTATTTCCTTTTTGTGACCAAGAAGAACCATCATATTCATAAACCCATATTTTATCAACATTTTCCGAACTATACGATAATATTGTTCCACTATTATTTAATTTAACCCATTGACCTATATAATCATTTGTATTAGCACCCAGTATTGGACTACCTCTTAAAACCCAAGTAGAACCGTCTGAATCCAAATCATAAATAAAAATAGCACCATTTCGTGTATTGTTTGGTGCGGACCTATTAGGATGACGAAATGCTGTAACTGCTAAAATGTCAAAATCGCTATTTATGTCAAATGAATTTCCAAACATATTATTCTCATTATCAGGATAGGTGGCTTGTATTGAACCCCTTTCACTCCATGTACTACCATTCCATGTATAAACATAAACTTTACCGTACGCTGATGAAGTCATTTCACTAAATGCCACTTTAGTTCCATCACCGTTTATTTTTACAAGTTGGCCTACTTGATCGTTATTTCCTGCTATTATATCAGAACCCCTCTGAACCCACGCACTACCATTCCATTTATAAACTTGAACCCTACCTGTATAATTTGAACCAACCTTTCCATATCTTTTTTCACCAACAGCAAAAACAGTTCCATCATTGTTTAATGAAATTGTTTCGCCAAAATAAGTGAAATCCGCAGAATTAGTTACTGATTTATCTATAGTAGAACCTAATTGAGACCAAGAACTACCATTCCATTTAAATACTTTAACAATTCCTCCTGAATTTGCAGTTGAGGAAGAGGCTCTTGAACCGAGAGCTAAAATAGTTCCATCTTTACTAAATGATGAACTATAACCAAGCCTTCCATAAGTAGAACCTCCTGATAAATCAGTATCAACCCCACGTTGTCCAAATACAGTATTTGTAGTAGTGGTGCTTAATAAAGACGCTGCTGACGTAGAAGTTGTTGCAGTTGTTGCAGTTGTTGCAGTTGTTGCAGTTGTTGCAGTTGTTGCAGTTGTTGCAGTTGTTGCAGTTGTTGCAGTTGTTGCAGTTGTTGCAGTTGTTGCTGTTGTGGCATTACCTACTAAATCACCGATAAAACTACCACCAGTTGTAAAGAAATTAACACCGCTGACATAATTAGCACTAATATCACCAGTCGCAATAAGGTTACCTTCAGATAATTTTACAGTCGAAGTGATCGTATTGTAAAAGGTCTCAAGACGCGAGTACATATGAATATTACCGCTGGAATTAACCAATGCACTATTGTCTGTGATTGCCACTGCCTGACCGTAATTGTCATTTGATTCTTCTAAAACTTTTGCTGCAGATGGGTCCCAGGTACCACCCGTGTTTTTAAAGATTAATGCTTTCCTGTATGTCGCGTTGAACCACGCCCCAACAATGGCCCAATTGTCCGTCATGGCGACGCTGATACCGAATCCATAGTCCAAAGTGTTTTGATTCAACACAAATGCGGCGGTGGTGCCCCACGTCCCAGCCGTGTTTTTAAAGATGAACGCTTTCTTGGCACCGTTCGCACCAACCATGGCCCAATTGTCAGTGATGGCGACACTGCCACCAAATCCAGTGTCCCCCGTGTTTTGATTCAACACAAATGCAGCGGTGGTGCCCCACGTCCCAGCCGTGTTTTTAAATATGAAGGCTTCATTCCCCCACTTCCTCCCGACAATAGCCCAATTGTCCGTCATGGCGACACTCCAACCAAACTGATAGTCTCCCGTGTTTTGGTCCAACGTAAAGGCTGCTGTTGTCCCCCATGTACCACTGTCGTTTTTAAATATATATGCTTTCGGGCTCGACCCGCTCGCAGTAACTATGGCCCAATTATCCGTTATGGCGACACTTGCTCCAAAACTACTGTTAGCAGTTCCCGGGTTTACCAACGTAAAAGCGGGGGTAGTGCCCCAAGTACCATTTGTGTTTTTAAAAATAAAGGCTTTGCTATTAACGTATGTGATGGCTGTGACAATAGCCCAATTGTCCGTCATGGCGACCCTTGCACCAAATTGCTGGTTTGGACCGTCAGGTGAGTCTAACGTAAAGGCGGCAGATGGTGACAATGTCCCGGATGTGTTTTTAAAGATGTATGCTTTGTTGCCCGCGTTGCCCTCACCAAAAATAACCCAATTGTCGGTCATAGCGACCACGGTTTGGCCATTGGAAACCGACACATTACTCGTGTTTTCAAATAATGGGTTTAACACAACGTTTGTTTCAATTTTAGTATGTTTTGTAATTAGTGTCCCGCTAACATCTACACTATTAAAACTAGCATCATTGGCACTTAAATCTCCACTAACTACTAAACCTGAAAGCGTTCCAACGCTAGTAATGTTTAATTGTGTAGCATTGGTTACAGTTCCTGCAGTTGTTGCCGTTGTTGCAGTTGTTGCAGTTGTGGCATTACCTACTAAATCACCGATAAAACTACCACCAGTTGTAAAGAAATTAACACCGCTGACATCATTAGCAGATAAATCATTAAAACTTACATCATTGCCTGCTTGATATTTTGTAGCTAAAGAATCGGTTACGGTTGTTGCAAAATTAGCATCATCCCCTAAAGCTGCAGCCAATTCATTTAGCGTATCTAATGCGCCGGGTGCACTATCAATTATAGCATTAACCCTTGTATCCAAATTATTTGATAAATCGGTTACGGCGGTTAAACAAGTTTGAACACTCGTATTATCAAACAAATTATTAGCGGCTATTTCAATTACTTTTTCTATTGCTGACGCCATTATAATTTATTATTTTATTTTATTTTTTAATATTTTATTTTTTAATATTTTATTTTTTAATATTTTATTTTTTAATATTTTTATTTTTTTTTTTATTATTTTATTTTTTAATATTTTTATTTATTATTTTATTTTTTAATATTTTTATTTTTTTATTTTTTTATTTTTTTATTTTTTTATTTTTTTATTTTTTTATTTTTTTATTCTTTTATTTTTTTATTATTTTTACTAAATAAATGATTTTAGTAAAAATAAAATAAAATAAAAGAATATAAATGAATGTTTCTTTAACAGAAAATAAATTACAAATAGCTACAGCAAATGATGTTAACACAAATGGCTCTTTCGGTTACGCAGTTGACGTTGAAGGTAATTATGCAGTTGTAACCAAAAAGGGCCATCAACCAAATTACAACAGTGCATATGTTTTTAAAAAAACTGGAAATGTATGGGCGATGCACCAAGATATATCTGGGCAACCGATTGGTTATGACGGGTATGGTTTGGACGCTAAAGTTGTTAACGAATTAATTATGGTTAGTACTCGAACATATTATACTATTGACCCAAGACCGAGCAATGAAAAAGGCGGCATACACGTTTTTAAATTAAATAGCGGGACTGGGTATTTTGAACCATTTAACCCTGCGGGGTTATACCCCACCGACGTAGCTAAATACGGATACGACAATGGCGGCAACTATGATGGCAACTGGGGTCCTTATAATTTTCCAGCCGGACCAGAGGCGAGGGCAAACGTTATCATTCCCGGACCAAACTACGACGGTACGAACCCTGAAGATTTTTATTTTAACGCAATACCTGAAAATCCCAACTCTGAATTTTCTTATTTTTTTGATGCCTACTACGAGAACAATGTTTATACACTAGCCGTTGGTCATCCGGGAACATCTAACTCCTACATATTTAGACACGATACTACATATGCTAGCAAGGGTTGGTTAAGGTGGAGATATAACCCAAGTGGGGTTGGTAGCCAGAAAACTGGGTATGATGATATAGCAATTTACGGAGACTATGTATTTATAGGTTATACCTCGGAAAATTCAAATATGGGAAAAGTCGTTATTTATAAATACGACGACACACAATCTAATTTTTCTGATAAATGGCAGAGACAACCTGATTTGGTTCCAGTTACGAGAACGAATGAAGAAAGATTTGGAACTAGTTTGAGAGCGTTTGAAGATTATTTAATAGTGGGTACTGAAAATGATAGAGTGCTCATTTATAAAAAAGATGCAAATGGAGATTTTTTAAACACGAGTGAAAAAATACTTACACCAAAAACGAGTCAAGTAAATTCCAGATTTGGTATAGAAGTATCTATTGGAAAAGTGTCTGGTATTTTGACAGAATATTACGCTATAGTAGGTTCAACACAAAAAACAGTAAATGGTCAAACAAACGAGGGTGCTTTTTATTTTTATAAACTGGTTGATAATGAATGGATTCAAAGAGATGATGAAACTGATGGAGAATTTAAACATGCTAGCGGCGATAACGCAAGCTCCGTATTTTCAAATTCTTTAAGTATAAAAGGTAACCAAATCATTGTAGGTGCTGTTGGCCATAATGGAAATACTACAGCAGACAATTCTGCTACAACGTATACGGGTGCGGCTTATATATTTACAATAAATGATACAACCCCATCTTCGTTAAATGTAGGATTAAGTGATTTAAGTAATAATTTTTTAATTTATAATACATTAGTATCAAGTTCTAATGTTGATGATTTTCTAGAAGAATCAATTAATATTAAAACTTTTACACAAGAAGAAAGTAATACATTTTTCACGGATTTAAATGATAATTTAAACACTAAATCGATTATGATATACATTGGTTTCAAAATAATAAAAATAACACCGTCTTTGAGTGAATTAGTTACAAATTCTATATATTTGGTTTTAAATACAGAAAATCAAACTTTAACATTGGAAAATGTTTTAACCATAGCAGAAAAAGTAATTTTCAATGATTCTAAAATAGTTGATATTTCTGGAGGCAATACTACATCAACCGTTATAGATAAAGAAATCTTCAAAGGATTAAAAGAATTATCTTTTAGAAAATTAAGACAAGACCTTAAAGGAGAAAGTTTGGAAACAAAAATAAAGGATATTTCTGCAAATGATAATGATATAAATATCTCGTCATATCTTTCTAACATTAATAAAAATTTATCTTTAAATTTGACAGGTATGGACTTATCTGGACTCGACTTAACAAATACCGATTTATCTGGTGCTACACTTGTTAACACTGATTTTTCAGGAACAACTTTAACAGGTGCCAATTTACATGGAGCTGATTTATCTGGTGCAAATTTATCTAATGTTAATTTTAATTTGGCTGATTTTACTAATTTGCAAAATTTTACAAAAACAACTGGTGTATCAAAAAATCTCCCATCAACACATCAATATTATTTAAATCAACCCGTTTTATCAACCCAAAATCTTTCCAATGGTTCATATGTAGCATCTACGGATACAATTGGTCCTTTCAAAGATGGTGAATCTATAGCAATAAACGGTGTTCAAATTACATTTGGAAATAGTATTTCGGAAGCTGGGTTACTTGGAATAAATAATAATGCAGATGGTGGAGCTTTTACATTTATTAAAGATGACAATCGATTGGAAGGTTGGGGAAATCCTTATAAAGGTGGTGATTTGCCAAGTGATATTAGCAATGTTAAAGCAATATTCTCTACTAATAATGCAAAATCTGCAATTTGTAATGATGGAAAAGTATTTTCTTGGGGTGTATCTGGTGAAGGTGGTAATGCACCAAGTGATTTATCGGGTGTTATCGATATCCAATCAAACGAAAAAGCTTTTGTAGGTTTATACCACGATGGTGATATTGTTTGTTGGGGTGATTCTTCGACCGGTGGAACAAAACCGTCTGATGTTAGTAATGTGATTCAATTATATTCAAACAAAAATGCTTTCGCTGCCCTACAATCGGATGGTTCAATTAAAAGTTGGGGTTTAATAACTGGAACAGCTCCTACAACTAAAAATTTCATTGATATTTATAGCACAAATTCTGCTTTTGCTGCGTTAGATTCAAGTGGAAATGTATCTTGTTGGGGTAGTTCAGATTCAAGAGAAAACACACCACCTACAGATTTAAGTAATGTATCACTGATTTATGGCAATGATGATGCTTTCGCAGCATTAATAGCTGATGGAACTGTTATGTGTTGGGGCAATACTACCAATGGTGGAACAACGCCAACAGGTCTTAATAATGTCGATTATATAAGTAATACAAATACGGCATTTACAGCAGTCAAAAATGATGGCACAACCATTTGTTGGGGTAATTCCTCAAATGGTGGAACAAAAACAACATCGATTATGGGTTATGAAAGCACTATTGCGGTTACAGCTGATGCAAGTGGTAACTTTAAATTCAGTGGATATGATGATAGTTCTGGAAATGTCAGTTTCATAAACAATGAAACACAAAAAGATGCTGCATTTATTATAGATAATGATTATTATTTTAATAATATTACCTCATCTAGTGACAATATTGTATATATTTCTAATAAGGAATACAATAATACTACAACTCAAACATTTACATTTAAAACGTTAAAAAACATTGCTTCAATGAATAGGTCGAATGCAAATTCATATATTAAAATAGGTTTTATTTATACAGGAGGAGGTACAGATTATTCATCGTATAGATATAATAATATTTTTTCACAAGCAAATTGTCCGAGTTATTTTTTGGATAACCCAGCTTGGATGAAAACTGAATCCAAAACATTGACTTTAAAATTATTAAGTGATAAAATGACTTTGGAAGGACATGATGGTGCAACTGTTTACCAAAATACTACTGTATTCGGAAGTCCTTCAACATATAAATTAGCAATAGCTATACAAAATGGTATGATTTTATTACAAAATCCATTTACAACCAGTTATCCTTCTCTATATCATGATTTGGACTATAAATTTGACCAATCAGATAGTTCTAATACTGGAAATACTTTAAAATTCAGTTCTATGGGTGTAAGTGGTGAATTACTAGAATACACAACTACAGAAGTAGGAACACCAGGTAGTTCTGGAGCATTTACTATATTAAAAAATGCTGATAAAAATATTAAACAATTGTATCCATATAGCAAAGAAAAAGGATTAGATGCTGGAAGAAAACATAAAATTTTGAATTTTTCAATTAAAACAATTGTTGTAACAGTTGTTGCAAGTAAATTTGTTTTTGATGGGGATACAAGTTCATCACCTACTATAAATCACAATACTTTATATAAATTTGATGTAAGTCATTCAAGTAATTTGAATCATCCATTGTCATTTAGCAATGATAATACTACTACTGATTATAATGCTAATCGTTTTGGAACAGCTGGTTCGGCTGGAGCATTTGTTACATTTGAAAATAATGATGACAAAAATTACAATATGTATATACATTGTAAAACGCATGGAACAGGTATGGGAAGTCATTATAGTCCTATTGTTATTTCAAGAATAAAGAGTAAAGATATATCTGATATTAATAAAGTTTTTTCAACTAAAACCGCTTTTGCTGGATTGAAGAACGATGGTAGCATTGTAACATGGGGTAATAACGACGAAGGTGGAACATTTCCAAATAATAATACATTTGAAAATTTATCAAATAAGATTGATTATGATATACACGATTATATTAAAATGTCTCGATGGGCAGGGGGGTGGCCACCAGCACATCACGTTTGTATTATTACAAAATCGGGTGGTTTTTGGACAAGCGACAATAATTCATATAATCCTGCGCATTCAACACGCGGTTTAAAAACTGAAAAAATTTCTGATATAATGAGTGGTATAAAAAAGATGGTAACAAACCCTGGTGCTGTCGCAGTATTAAAAGAAGATGGTAGTGTTATAACTTGGGGAGAAGCCAGTGCTTATCCCCAAAATAACGATAGCGGAAAAGCTAATTATGGTGGAAATTCAATGAAATTTTTAAATGAACTAAAATCCAATGTTATTGATATTGTAAAAACAAGTAAAGCGTTTTGTGCTTTAAAAAATGATGGAACAATATTCACTTGGGGTGATAGTGGATTTGGTGGAAATTATTCAATTAAATATAGCGAAATAACAAATATTAAAAAAATTATTGGCTCTTATTCGGCGTTTGCTGCTATTAGCAATACAGGAAAATTATATGTTTGGGGTAAATATGGTTACATTGGTCACGGTGGTTGGGGTGAATCTTTTGAAGGGTTGTCGGATACCAGCAAAGTGGATGATATAAAACTTGAAAGCGGGGTAGTAGATATGTATTTTAATTTATATGCGGGGTTTGCTTTAAAAGATGATGGCTTGGGAACATCAACATATAAATTAGATTCGTATTGGAAAAGTGACAACGTATACGGTGACCCAAATTATTCATCAACCGGATTAAGAAATCATAGTGGAAACCTTGATATTTCTATATTAGATTCTGGCATTAAAAAAGTATTTGCAATATGTAACAGTTTTTTCTTTTTAAAAACTGATAATAAATTGTATGGTTATGGTGGTTTAATGAATACGAGTGTAATAAATACAGAAAAACTTTCGTCGCTTGTTAATATATCAACTGTGTGTTTTACTTCATATGCTGGTGGTGGTAGTGCCGCAGTGGCTGCTTTGAAAAGCGATGGTTCAGTTATAACATGGGGAACTACTTCCAATGGTGGTGATAAAACAGATAATACATATGGAGCAAGAGATAAATCGGGAGCACAAATAGATACTTTATTAGATTCAGGTGTTGTAAAATTATATTCCAACGCAAAGTCTTTTTGTGCATTAAAAAGTAACGGAGATATTGTATGTTGGGGTGATAGTGCTTGGGGTGGAAATCCTACACTTGGTCGCGGCACCGGCATCATTGATAGTGATTTTCAAAACTTTGTTAAAATAACATCTCTATATGACGAAAATAGAAGACATTCGGACTATTATTATGGTCGTGGATTTGCAGGATTAAAAAAAGATGGTTCAATTATCGTATGGGGTCTTGGTGCAGCTCATGCTGGTTATTCGACAGAAGACTTAAAAAATTCGAGGGATTTTGTTGATGTAATTTGTGGTAATTATCAAAATAATGTATTTGTTGGTGTTAAAAAAGATGGCAGTATAAGAATATTTGGAGAAAGTGCGAGTGGCAGCGCCGTTCAAAATTCAGTTCTATGGTCAACATCGCAAAGTTGGAATGCCTCATATAAAGAAGGTCACGTCCATCTTCCGGGAACAGTAAAAACACCTTTGACCCAATCAACATATTTAACAACAAAAAAAGAAACAATAACAATAAAAAATGAGGTATATAAAACTATTTCAGCGACAGATAAAGCTTTTGCTGGTATAACAGAATCCGGTGATGTTACTGTTTGGGGTGATAATGATTATGGAGGAATACAGACTGACCTATCAGATGAAACTAATTTTACACACCTATTTTCAAACCGTGGTTCTTTTGCTGGATTAAAAGATGACCAAACTATGTTTAATTGGGGAAACAAAAACTTTGGGTCTTTAGGTGGTCCTTCCACAGATATAACAATTTCGCCAAATTTACAAGAAATTAATCAATATACAGAATCATATAGAAAAAGTAATATATTTTCGGAATTTGGTATAAATGCTGATACAAAAAAAATAGTAGATAATAGTTATACTTCTAATGCTGAAGGCAATGCTCTAATTAATATAGACGGAACTGTAGATACTTGGGGTAATAACGCATTTGGTGGTTTAACTACTAATTTATCAAATAATTTAAAGAATGTTAAAGAAATTATTACCGGTGGTGGTGTTATGACTGCATTAAAAGCTGATGGTACAACTACAACTTGGAAAAATAATGCTGTATATGAAACAAATAAACCAGTTGGTTTAAATAATATAAAAAAATTAGTATCGGGTAGTGACGGTATGGTTGTGGCTTTAAAAGCTGATGGAACAGTAGCAGCATGGCACAATGCAAGTAATACTTGGGATTTATGTGGTAATGTTGCAAGCAATGATTTAACGAATTTAAGCGGTATTGTTGATATATATGCATCAAATAAATGTTTTGCTGCATTGAAATACGATAATTCTCTCTATGTTTGGGGAAGTAAAGAAAATTCCGAAAATAGAATTGTTCATAACATAACAACAGAAGCATCCAAGCTGACTTCAGGAGTTAAAGAAGTTTATGTAAATGGTAAAGTTTTAATTGCTTTGAAATATGATGGCACAGTAGTTACTATAGGAAATGTGAATAATGGTGGTGATATTAGTAATAATGACGTTCAATATAAATTATACGGAGGAACTGCTACTGATATAGCTGAAGTATTTTTAAATGACAAATTTGCAATCGGATTAAAGAAAGATAATTCGTGTGTTTATTGGGGTGATATAGCAAGAAATGCAACTTTATATAATAATGATATAACTACATTTACCAACATAAAAACCATTGTTTATTCAAAAGATGTAATGGTTGGTATTAAATTCGATGGTTCAATTGTTGGAATTGGAGAGAAAATTAAGGGTGCTGAAACTCCAATTATAGAAGCAGCTTTAAAAGTATATGCAACAACGAATAATGGTTTTAGTTTATTAAAAACAAATAGCGAAGTTATAACGTGGGGTGATGCAACATATGGTGGAGAAATCGCTTAAAAGTATTTAATATATAATATTTTATAATTATATATTAAATAATGTCAGGAACAAAAGTTTATTTTTCACAAGTAGCCGATTTTGGAGGTGGTAATTATAATGGTAGAACTGGCGCACCAACTGGTGATTGGATTCTCATATATAATGCTGAATCAACCAGTATTAATTTATCAAATTATAAGCTCAAAAGATCAAGATATACTAATGCTGCATTATCAGGTGAAACAACAACTGAAGAAACATTACCAAATATTACCATTAACAGTAAATCTTTTGCTACGGTTGCATCGGGTGATATTAATTACATGACTTTTAGAAAACAATTAGAGAAAGTTGAATTGATTTATAACAATGCTGTAATTGATACAGAACCAGTTAAAGTATATGGCGCTAATAGACCTAGTGGAAGTAATATTGGTGATGTTATAGGTAGTGGTGGTTATGTAATAACATATTTGGGGGGTAGTGACAATGGCTCAAACCCACTGAAGTCATTTCAAAGGCAAAATGATGGTACATGGCTTTACGGAACATCTGACCATACTACTATTTTTGGTAAAAGTTATTTTGATGGATTAGGAGGTGGAGAAGAAGTATCAACTGTTTCTTATTTATCATCAATTAAAGATGTTTTTTCAAATGACGGTGCTTTTTGCGCATTGAAATCCAATGGAACTATTAAATGTTGGGGTCATGCTGATTATGGTGGAACAACGCCAGTAGATATCAGCAACGTTAAGACTGTTTATACTTCTAATCAAACTTTTACAGCTCTAACTAAAGATAATTCTTATATTACTTGGGGTAAAGCAGAGCATGGTGGTGGGACAATAAAAACTTTGAAAAATATAAAAAAACAACCATTATTAAATAGAATGTATGGTGCATCTACATCAATTCATAATGTAAAAAGAAATAATTTAAGAATAAAAAAAAATTACAATTTTAATAATTCTTCATATAATAGACAGGTGCAGCAATTATTATCTTTAAATGATAAATTAATAATTGATGAATTTTCAAAAAAACAATTAGATAAAGTTAATACTATTAAAGAACTTACAAACGGAAAAATTAATGATTCTGAATTAATAGATATTAATATATCAAATCATCACAATCGTCACTTAATTTTAGATAAAATTTTTTCAAATATTACAGATGTCAGTTTTAATATGAGTGTTATAAAAGCAGATTTAAAAAATAAAATGACTAAAACAAATGTAAAGGTAATAAAATCATCCCAAATAATGAATGCGAAAACAGATATAACAAGTGATATATCTACAAATCAAGGTGTATATGGTAATTTATCAGAATTGAATGACCATATTATTGTTAATATGGATAATAATATTTCTTTTAAAGTAACCAGAACAACCGCAAAAGGCTCAATCGGTAAATATAACATACAAGTATTAGCAGGGAAAATGGAGGTGTATGGTCGACATTATGGAACAATTGAGTTTGGTACATCTTCTTTAGTATTGGGAGAATATGAGGATGATGATAATGTTATTATTAATTCACATGCTTTCTTTTTTGGAGGTTTTGGTTGTAATAATTTGACAACAATAACAAATCCCCAGAATAAGTATCAAAATATAGTTATTTCGAATGCAGGCGTTGCTTATTTGGATTCTAATGGTAAAGTTACGTGTTTTGGTAGAAATATTTATAATACATCTGGATTAAATTTAGATAGCGGTGTTATAAAATTGTGCTCTACGATGAATAATTTTATAGCATTAAAGGACGACGGAACAGTAGTAATATGGGGATTTAATAGTGTTATTAAATCTAAACAATTATCCGTTGAACATTTTATTAATGGCGAAACATTTTATTAATGGCGAAACCAATAGACTTACCTATGATTTTTCTTCATATTTAACAGACATTGTTGATATATTTTCCTTTGGTCGTGATACGTCATTTATGATTGTAGCAAAAAAAAAAAACAATAGTGTAATAATTTTTGGAGATACTGTTGATGGTCAAAATGCATATTCCAAAACTATTAATAGAGATGGAACTCTTCCTATCCACGGAGATATACTTGAAAATATACACCAAATATATTTTAATCCATATGAATATTATGATTCATCTAAAATGACTGTAATAGCAATTAATAATAAAGGAAAAATTATTTCGTGGGGAAGTGAAGTAATTTATAATGTATCTAAAGATGAACACAGAACTGACCAATTGTATGGTAATAGTGGTGGTAAAATTATAAATGATAAATATTATGGTATTAGTGGAGAAATATTAATTACTGGTAACGTGCCGAATTATAATGGAAATTTTTATCAAAATTATACTGTTGATAATTTACCACCTGTTAGTAAAGTTTTTATAAATGGTTCTTTTGTAACAGTCATATTAAATAATGGAACAGCTGCATGGTGGGGTATCACATATGTATATGGTCCAAGAAGTGGAACATATGAAAAAGATAACACTAATATTGTAACAACGAGTATTTTTGACCAATTAAGAAGTAGAAATTTTGTAGATGGTGTTACAAGCACCTCATCCACAGCATTATTGGACTCGTCTGGTGGTGTAATATTATTTGGAATAAACCAAGGTTCATATTTTAAATCTGTGCACCCAACAGATATATTCGTTGATACAACTAATGAATTAAAAAATGATATTAGTGCTAATGTAATAAAAATGGTTGCAACAAAATTCGAAACTTTTGCATTTTTAAGAAACGACAATACTGCTATACTTGTTCCAAATGTTAATACGGATATAAGTTATAATTTATTTCCAAATTCTTATATTGCTTCTATCACAAAAAAAGGTCCGGCTATTAGTACAAAAAAGCAAACATATTTAATACCAAATATTAAAGATATTTATGTGGGAGGACACGCTGCTTTAGGGTTTATAACACAAACGAATGATGTTATTTTATGGTCATATAAAATTAACAATACTATTATTGATATAGGTGAAATTGTTGGTGGGAAATTAGAAAATGTAAAAGAATTATTTTCAAATGGAATTAGCTGGTGTGCACTAAAATATGATGATACATTGGTTTGTATTAAAGGTAGTAAAGAGAGCGCAAATAATAAAGTTGGTTATATTGAAACTATGTCTTTTATAGGCTGCGATTATAATGATGTATATTTTGGTATAAATGGAATTTATAGTAATGGTGGTAATGGAAAAGGTGGTTGTGTTTTAAATGGCGATGGAACAGAAAATGTATTAAAAAATGTAAAAAATGTTTTTCCATATGGAAAAGGTCTAAAACAATTGGATAAAGTTAACGGTATTGTGGCTATCGGTGGGTATATTGCTATTTTAGACGATGGTGTAAATGAAAAAATTGTATACTGGGGTAATACAGATTTATCTTATAAAAAATTACATGGTAATATAACATACGATACAATTATGTCTACAGATGGAATGTCTTTAAATGATGTATCTTTCGCAGGTAAAACGTCATCTAATCATATTTTTGGAATTCACGAAACATATACAAATAGTGGAAATATTACTACGGGTAATAGTAAATATAAATTTCCTAATGAATTTAATTACAGTGAGTGTATTATTATTAAAGTTACTGTTCAAAATATCGGAGGTAGTAATAAATTTGTTTTGAATGGTGATACCGGTAGTTATACTTTTAAACAAGGTTATTCATACCTATTTGATACAAGAGATTCTTCAAATACAAATTATAAGATAGCCGTATCAAATAGTCCCGATATATTAAAAAATGAAAATTGTGTGCAATATTTAGTTCCTGGTGAAACTAACTCTTTTATGCGATATTATAAATCAAATAAGTATACCTATATTTATTGTGAAACAAATGGTATTGCAATGGGAAGTTTATATAACCCAACAGGAACACCAGCAGAATTCACAGCATTGGATACCGCTTTCGGTGGTTCAACAGAAAGAAATATACTTTCGAAATATATAGATGTTCCTGTTAATAAAAAATTATTAGATGCCAGTTTAAATAGTATAACATTAAATACATCTGCAAAAAAAACAGCTGTTTTAGAATCTTTATTTACTACATTGCCTACAAATTCTTTAACTATTGATAAAGATATATTAGGTTTTACAAAAGCATCTTTAGGTGGTATTAATAATCCTTTAACTTATGGATTTAATATGAAAGTAATAAATACAACAAAAATAATTAGAGGTATTTCTATTTCTGGAGAAACTGTAAATTCCGGAGCAGTTGCATTGGATAATTATACTCTTAACGATTCATTATATGTTAATATGAACGATTTGAGTGATAATATTCTCTTAAATATAGGCGATAAAATTGGTGCGCCATATTCAAGTTCTCCGTCTTATGTGCCAAATTTTATACCCGGAATTGAATTCGTAATTAGAAGAATAACGGCGAGTTCAGCTGCTGCCAAGTATGATATTACTTCAAAATTTGGAACACTTGTTATAAAAACATCTGGTGTTAATTTCAATACTTCTAATAATACTGGTTATTTTGTAGAAAATGATAAAATGTTGATTGAAGATGTTGAATTTAATTTTAATAATGCTGGTTTTGTAACAAAGGGTTCTAAAAAAAGTTTTACAACAATAACAGTTACAGTTAACAGTGATACAAAATTTTTATTTAATGATAAAACTACACATCCGGTATTAGAATTTGATAAAAATTATAAATTCGATGTCTCTGATTCATCTAATACTGGATATAAATTAGGATTTAGTAGTTCTAATTCAACTAATTTGTATAATACTATCTATTATGGAACACCCGGAACATCAGGAGCTTTCGTTGAATTTACACCGGGTAATTTAACATCACAAACTGTTTATGTTTTTGATAGTTTAAATAATCAAATAAATATGGGAAGTTTATATAATCCTATGCCTATAAACATTGGAATAACAAAAACCATAATAGATAATTTAGAAACACAAGTTATTGATAATGGTATTACTATACCAACAGGGTTATATTCTAATTTAGTTGGTAGCACTGATGATGCTAAAGCTATACAAAAAAATCTTCGAAGACATTTAATGTTAAGAACTATTTTTGCAAATAATACAAAAAATTCATTAATAACTACTACAAAAGATAATTTAGGATTTGATTCAAGTTATATTAAAAGTAATTATAAAATATTTAATCCTTTAAATTCTACTAATACTATTAATATTAACACAAATACAGATACAGATATTACTAACACAAAAGGATTTTATTCACCTCTTGAAGATGGTCACGTTGCAAATATTACATTAAGTGATGGTGTAACTATTTTAAAAGTGGAAAGAACCGGGACAGATACAAATAATAAAGGTATATATTATGTTTCTACAGAAAGCACCGATTTATTTGTTACTGAAACAACAAGTTTTACTTATTTAATTAATTCTAATCCTGCAGGACCTTTTAAAGATGGTGATACTGCTACAATTAACTATATGCCACTTGTATTTGGTGGTATTGGCGATGGAAGAAATACTAATCCGAGTTTAAATCCGTCTCCTCCTGATAAAACACCTGTTTTTAGCATTGATGTTTCAAATATACCCATACTTTCAGCATGGTCATATGATTGGGGTTACTCTGGTGGTTTTGCTGGTGTAGCAACTGATGGTAAATTATACAAATGGGGTGTTAGTAATACTAAATATTTAGAACCCGGTAATGGAGATGGGAATGCAGCAAGTTCAAACAGAATAACGGATATTTCTTTTTGTAAAATGATTGGTTACGATATTTTATATTGTAAAACAAATGGTTTAATTGGAAATACATCTGCAGGGAGTGGGTTTGCTTTAAATCATACAAATAATATTTTGTATAAGAATGGATCACAAATTAATGATTTTTCAACAATTACTGACGCTGTAGATTTTTTCACTGTCGCCAGCGGCAATGAAACAAGCGCTATTGTTTTAAGAAGAGATGGTAGTATTGGTTTTTGGAGAGGTGCTTTTTCAGATCCGTATTCATCACAGAGTGCAATAAATAAAGATAGATTTTCATTATTAGGTAATTATGGTAAGCGATTGATGGATTCTACGGATAGCAATTTTTCAAAAATTATTAAAGTTATTGGAGGACCAAGCACAATTTTATTACTACGCGAAGATGGTAAAATTGCACATTTATCTTTTACTACGAACGACACCGACAGAAAAAAAGTTTTATTTTGGAATGGTCCCAGTGGCGTCGTTTCTCCCCCATATTTAACATTAGAAAATTGCTTGGAAGACGATGGTGAAGTTAAAAAATATTTTGGTAATGTTGTAGATATTGGTGTGTTTGGGCGATTCTCCAACGGAGGTGGATATTATATATTAAATGATAAGGGACAGTTTATGATACTAAAGACATCAGACTCTTTTATAGGAAAAGACAAATCGCCACATTATTCAATCAGTTATGATACAACCAGTCCTTATTTTAAAAAGACTATAAAAGTATTAACTTTTAGAGACCAATATTTACAAATAACTGAAGACTATTCAGCAATAATGTGCGGGTTCCTTTGGAGGGGTGGATATAACAAACCGATTTTAAATAAAAGTAACCCATGGGAAATAGTGAGTAGTGGTAGTAGTGCATATCCGGTAACTGTTAATATATTAGATGGAAAATTTAATTCAAACGTTGATGGTTTTATTATGTATAACGCTTCATCTAAAGATAAAAGAACTATTAGTAAATATTATGGCCAATTTATATTAATGAACGATGGTTATGTTTTTCCAGCTATTAGATTCCAAAAAGAACCTGAAGGTTACTATCCTTATAAATATTCCAACTGGAATTGTAATAAATATGGAATATATGGAACAGAAAATGGATACTCTTCTGGGACAACATCATATGGTGTTGATTTATCAAATGTAAAAATGGTTTCAGTGGGATACGACGCATATGCTGCTTTATTAAATGATGGGCGTGTTTTAACGTGGGGGAGGGGAGGTGCCAATGGTGCCTGTAGTAATTCATTTTCTGTTTCAAGTCAATTAACGGATGTAAAAAAAGTATTATTTAACGGTGGTGGTGCTGGAGCAGCTTTAAAAAATAATGGGAGTGTTGTAGTTTGGGGAACTACTGAAAAGGGTGGTTCTATAACTGGGGCAGCAATTACTCCCGGTATGAGCAATTCTACATTAAATTCGGGTGTATTAGATATATTTTGCAATTGGGATTCATTCACAGCTGTAAAAAGTGATGGTATTATTGTTTGGGGGAAACATAAAAACAGTGATTATTTTGCTGATTTACAAGGAAAAACTTGGGCAATTAATAATAATATAAATACCAAATTTGATTCAAATGATGCAATTATTGGTTTATGGTGGGATAATTCACAAGATCCAAACAAAGTTGGAAATATTCATCTATATGATAATTCAACTGCTATAACAAATAAAGTTAATGAATTATTAAGCGCTGGAGTTTCACAAGTAGATATAAATACTGTATTATATTATCCACCATATATGACTAATTTGAATAATGTATATATTCCACCAAGTTTCTTTTCGACGGGAACAAAAGATATCATTCGTAAATTATTGATTGAGTTATTATTTTTAATGAAACCCATTGTAAATAAAATAAATCATAAACCACTCAATTTTTCTTTAGATACTAAAATTAATAAGAGTAATTTAAATATTTTTAAATCTAATATGGGTGTAATTGATTTGTTTAAATACAATAATATTCACACTGGTTTTTACTGTAAATTGGAAGACGATGATATAATTAATTTTAAAAGCATATATGGAGACCTAATTTTTCAATTAAAAAGAAGTGGTGATTCGTATATTTTATCAAAAATAGATGGAACAGGTGACATTTCTGCGAATGATTTGGGTCCATTTACCAGCGGTTCATTGAAAATTAACAATTCAATTATAAAATTTCTAGATGGTTCATATGATGGGAGTGATGAGGTTGTTCAAAAATTTAATTGTATTGCAACCACAAATCGAGCCGCAGCGTATTTAACAAATAATGGTAAAGTAATTACATGGGGTTCTTCTAATTATGGTGGTTATTCACATGAAGAATATTACAGACAAGACTTGGTAGGCTATTATAGACCACTTTATGCTGGTTCAGCAAAAGCAAATGATTGGAATTATAGTATAAGTAAATATCAAACATCTGTTGATACTGATGTTATTTCTGAAGTTATCGATATTGTAAGTACATATAGAGCATTTGCTGCATTAAAAGCTAATGGAAGTGTTGCAACATGGGGACACAGCTCTTCAGGTGGATCACAAATTGTATCAAGTAGTAATGTAGAATCATTATTAACCAGTGATGTAAAAAAAATATATTCCAATAAAGAAGCATTTTGTGCTTTAAAAAAAGATGGAATGGTCGTTTGTTGGGGTAATCAATCTTATGGAGGAAATAGTGAAACTAACAAAAGTGGCGGCCAATTAAAAGATGTTGTAAAAGTTTTTTCTCATAGATATGGTTTTATGGCGTTGAAGAGTGATAAAAGTGTCATAACTTGGGGAAATGCTAATTCAAAAATAGACCACCCAACATACGGTGTAAATGGTAGTCAACATAATAATACAACTGCTTTAACAGCTCTAACCGATGTTTTAGAAATTTATGCAGGAGAAAAAGACGATTTGTATTGTGCTATAAAAACAGATGGTTCTTTAGTAAGATGGGGTGTTAATTCAAATGTTAGTACAGGTATGCCTACTGATTTATACGACCGTTTAAAAAAAATAAATAGTCATTCAAGTGCTCCTGCAATTGTAAATGCATATAGTATTGGTAATGGCATTTATCCAGTAGACGCATTGGGTGGTGTATATGTTTTTAGTGGAACATCTGCTAATTTTACAGCTTGGACTGCAATAAAAACAGATATTAGTGCTAATGTTACAAGGGTTGTAGGAAATGATTCTGTTATAGCTTGTTTAAGAAACGACAATAAATTAATAGTTTTTAGAAGTGGTAGTAATTACAAAAGTTATGGTGGTGATTTTAATAGTTCAGATACCAGTGTTACAAACAATGCTCATCTACCACCAAGTAGTTATATTGTAAATAATAATACTTTACAAAACATTAAAGATATTTTCCCTTCAAGAACCGGATTCGCAGCAATCGATATATCTGATAATGTTATCTGTTGGGGATGGAAAAATTCTAACTATGTTAATAATATTGATCATTCAAAAGTTTATGGTGGTGATTTATCAGGAAACGATATTAGTAAAAATCGTCCCGTTGCATTATTCAGTAATGGAAAATGTTGGTGTTGCTTAAAAGAAGATGATACTGCTATAACATGGGAAGGAACAAATACAAATTCAAGTGCTGCAAATGATGGTGCAAAACATATAGATTCTACATATGGTATAAATTCCGCATATTGGGGTGGTAATGAAAACGGTGGTTCTATTCGGAATGATTCGGGAAGCGTAACAACATTATCCAATGTTAAAAATATAATACCGTTTGGTGAAGATGGTGGTAGCAGTAGTGAATCAGGTTCCTCTTCTGGGTTTATTGCATTATTAGAAGATGGGTCTGGAAATAAATCAACGGTTGCGTGGGGTAGTGATTTTACTGAATCACGATGGACATCCGGCACACCATCCACAAGTGGTCGTGGTTTTAGACATATAGTTGATAATTTAACATCACATTCCAGATTACAAATAGGCATATTTAATAATAGAGGTGACTATGTTTCTTGGCGTAAAACTGCACGCGAAAATCTACACGAATTTGATTTTGGTAATCAAGCATTTACTGGAAATGAAACTGGATTTGGTTCTCCCGTTACACAAGAAGAAACATATGATGTAGAAGCTATAGATTCGGATGCCAGTGCAAATGGTATTCCAAGTGAAACTATAACTAAATTTAAAAATTCAAAGTTGAACGAAGATGTTGATGAAACAGAAGTTTTTCCAACTGAAACTAGTATTTTTCAAAATTCAATTGATGCAACCAAACCCATAAAAGAAGTTAGAAAACAACGTAAAAATATACTTAAACTTGCATTTGCAAATAACCCAAGAAGAACAAAAATCAAAACAACAGCCGCTTCTCTTGGTTATACAAATCTTAAAAAAAAAGATATAATGGTTGTTAAAATAAACTTTGGTAAAGCAATATTAAACTTAAAAGAAGAAAAAAATCTAGACGATAATACTGGATTTTTAATACCAATTGAAGATGGACAAGAAGCTACCATTACAAATAAAGATGGCACCTCTAAATTCAAAATAACTAGAGATGAAATTTCTTTCGGTGACGGAGATGGCAAATATTTCATTGAAACTGTTGAACAAGTTTCAATGATTACAAATTTCGAATCAAGCACTTACATTAGAGGTAGTTCACCACAAGGTCCATTCAAAGATGGTGATAGAGCGGTCATTTCAGGCGTTCCTATCTTATTTGGTGGTCTAACAGAAGACGATGGTAATTACAGTTTTGGTGACCCGTATATCAATCCTATTTTCGGAGGCATTACCAAATTACCAGACAAAACAGCAATGTATCGTTTATTCCAGGGTTTGGACGTTTATATCAATTGTTCTGTTGATAAAATATGTGAAAAGAAACAGAAATTTATGGAAGATTGGTTTTACAAAAAAACAGGATTCGATTCCAAATTATTTGGTTTCATTACAAGTGGTTACTTCTATAATAAAATTTACATTACAAGTGAAAATCGTGAACTATTTTGTGATTTTGATAAACAATCAATGACAATGGATGAAAAAGACCAAGAATACTTCAAAATTGCCAATACATATGGTCTTGAAAAAGACAATAAATTTATATTAAATGAAAAATGCTCCATATACACAATTTCTTGGCCACATAAAGAATACAACAACATTGAATTCACTGTTAAAATATATGAAAATCCACAGATTGACAATGCAGTTAGTATCCAAGTTGCTGGTAACCTTATAGATTGTAAAGGATTGTTGGTTAGAAATTATAAACCTTCATTAATGAGAATTTCTGATATTAAAATTAAGAAAGATAAGAAATTGAATAAAAGATTGAAAAAGGCGAAAAATAAATTTACTACAAAAGCTATTAAAGATGAGAATGAGGTGTGGGTTAAAATAAAGGGAACCTAGGTTCCCTTTTAAACCCTCCTATAATTTATAAGGGAATTCCCTTATGAACCCTTTTAAGGGAAATTCCCTTATGAACCCTTTTAAGGGAATTTCCCTTATGAACCCTTTTAAGGGAATTTCCCTTATGAACCCTTTTTTAATAAAATATTTTTTTATAAAATTATTTTATTACTATTTTAATAAAATTAACATTTAGAAATATATTAAGTCGTCACTATATAAATGATGAATTTTTTTGGAGAGAAAAAAAACGTTTTAAAAAACAAATCGATAAACAATATTAATATCGATGCCATTGAAGAATTGATTACGCCAAATGATTTGCATAAGAAACAACCCATCACTAAAAAAATTGTTGCATTTGTCGAAAATACCAGGAATTCAGTTAGGAAAATTCTCTCCGGCGAAGATAAACGAAAGCTAATGATAATTGGTCCCTGTTCTATTCATGATATTTCCATGGCAAAAGAATACGGTTTAAAATTAAAATCCATTGCCAAAAAATATGAAGAAAAAATATTAATTGTCATGCGTGTTTATTTTGAAAAACCTAGAACAACTGTTGGATGGAAAGGTCTCATTAATGACCCCGACCTTAATAATTCTTTCAACATCAATAAGGGATTAAAAATGTCGAGAGAATTATTACTCTTTTTAAATGAAAACGAAATACCATGTGGTTATGAAATTCTCGATACTTTTACACCACAATACATTTGTGATTTAATTAGTTGGGGTGCAATTGGTGCACGAACTACGGAAAGTCAAGTTCACAGACAACTTGTGTCTGGTCTTTCAATGCC